TTAGTGCAAGTACCAGAAGCATCGTTATGCATTACTTGTAAGTTGGTATCTGCTGAATCCCATCCTACAAATATACAGTTAGTTAAATTCGAGGGTACTGTAGTAGTTGCTGTAGCACCTGTTGCATTCCATAGTCCTACTGCCACTTGTTGATTAGCAGTGGAAGAAGATATGGCCCATCTACAAGCATAATACCACCCACCTAACCCTGCGGAATTTCCTCTCCAAACTAAACTTGCTACTGTTCTACCTTCAGATGCCGCATTAGCAGTAGCAGCAGAAGTCCATATCCATCTACGCATTGAAGTCCTAAGATTAGTAGCAGCAAGCGCGGGGTGAGAAACAGTACCTACTGATGTGTTAGTAGTACCCCATAATGTTATTGTGGTAGAGATTTGTGGAAGTAGCATCATAATGTTATTCTGAAACAAACCAGGTTGTACTGCTGTGTCTAAACCTGATGGCCCTTTCCATTTAGGTAGCATTCTGCCACTTATGTTTTTAGCGTAAAACCACATAGTATCTTCTGATGGAGCAGAAGGTTCTGCTGCTACTCCGCTTAATAAAAACCCCTCATCCATTACTTGTGCTCCATTGATTATCTCCCACTTACCGTCATTATTGTAAGTAAGAGTATAACCTGGTTGTAGTAAGACTTGAGCAAGAACTGTGTTTGTACCAGACACATCTAAAACTACAGTAACGGTTTGAATTTGAGAATCAGCGTTATACAAAGACATATATTTAACTTGCCTTTGTGTAGAGGCACCTGGAGCAGATACTATGTCTGTTTCTGTTTCATCAAAAGTCCCATTACTGGAGGCTATATTAGATACGGCTAAAGAAGACATATCTATATAAGACACATAGTAAGTAAGGTCTGTTGTTGGTGTAGCAGAAGTATACGCTTGTAGTTTTTTTGTAGTTGAATCAAGTATAATCATATTAAATTCTTAGATTCTTAAATTCTTAAATCCTTAAAGAAGAAACCATCAGTGCTTTTGCTTCCGAAACACCACTACCGGCAACATTAGTTAATTCTATTTCAACTCCGGCAGCAGTTTTTACATATAGTTTATTATCTGTTTTAGCATAAATAGCCAAATACCCTGAAGGAGGATTTGCAGGAGATGAAGATAATTCAGGTACTTTGAGAGCATTACTTATAGTATCTGCCATTAGAATCCTATTACGGTAACACTGAGACCTGTTAAGGAAACAGCCGAAGTAATTGTGAGAGAGTTTGCATCTACCGAGTCTACATCTAAAGACACGGCAGAGTGAGAAGAGTTCATCACATTTATAGTGAAAGCGTTTCTGTTCTGAAGAGCAAGGTTATGAGTTACTGTGAAAGGGGTGTTTGCTGTAACAGAAACTGAAGACGCAAAATAAACCTTAGCGAGAGTACGGTTAGAAATAAACCCTGCAAGTTTAGCAGGTGTTACTGCTCTGGTATCATCTGATCCGGCATTAGTTTCAGACGTATTTGCTATTTCGATTTTACCCGCTAAGGTTTCTGTAGCATCGTAAACATTGCGATTTATGTACCTCCAGTTGGTACCATCCCAAACTACCATGTCGCCTGCTTCCACAGCCTCATCACTTTCCCAAGTATTAGAACCTGCTGAACTAAAGATATAATAGTCTCCTGTAGAAGGAGATCCTGGTTCAGTAGCATTGTGAGCAACTACTCCTTTAAGAGTCATCGCTCCAGAAACAGTAACACCTACTGCATCCCAAGCAGACCCATCCCAAATATAAAGAGAATCTAAGTCTGTATCATATACGATAAGACCTGTGTTACCACCACCAAGAGAACTACCTAAAGTAGTTCTATCACTTGTGGTGATGTTTTGAATTCTTGTTTGTTTAAGTTGTGAGACTCTTACAAGATCTAAATCGTGATAAATTAAATCTGCCATGAGATTTATAAATTAGTAAATTAAAAGTTTATGGTTTAATAAAGAAATATTAGAGTTGATAGTTACAGTAGTTCCTGATATATTAACTTTTACACTAACTCTATCGTCAGAAGAAGTTTTAACTATTACGTTATGAACGGTGGATAAGCCGTGTTCTGAATTAAGTATAGTATCTGTAAGTACGTTTCCAAAGGTTTTAGTATAGGTTAAAATACTTCCTGAAGATAATACATCTATATCTGCTTGAAGTTCTTCTAATGCATCTTGTACATTATTAGAACCGAGATTTCCAGTAGGAGTAACACTAATAGAAGAAGCATCTCCTGTGTTAGTGTTTTTCTCCAGAAGTCTGACTCGTTCCAACAATGAAAATACTTCTAATTTAAGTCTGTCAAAAGTCCACATTAAACTAATCTTTATATCCGTGAGTTTTAATATAAGAAACTACATCCCGTGACAGATTAACTTGTTTGCTAATTTCGCGTATGCTTTTTCCTATTAACAGTTGCTGTTGTATATATTCAATTTGTTCCGATGAACCTTTTCGTTTACTTTTTGAAATATTACTTCTTCCGCATTTTTGACAACTGTGACCATTTAATAAATCCATAGGAGTTTGAGTAAACTCTCCGTGTAAAGCACATATAAGTTTTACTCTGTTTCGTTGACCTGTATATTCAATAAAAGAATAATCAAATCTATCTTGGTAGATTTGCTTTAATTTATCTACAAATATTTTTGCATAATTTTTTATTTTACTCTCTCTCCTTACTCTACTTTCGTTTCCACACTTTTGGCATCCTTGTGATTTTAAATGATTTTCTGGGGTTTGTAAAAACTCACCATGTTTTTTACATATAATTGTACTTTTTTTAAGAAAATTATTATATATAAATTTAGAATAATCATATTTATCGCCATGTATTTGTTTAAATTTATCGACCATTTCTTCAGTTGTGTAATAACATACTCCCATAACCCCCTCACCCCCATCAGTTAAATTACATAAAGTGCCTTTACCAGTATTTCTTCTGCCATACATTTTAATAAAGTCTATTTCTTTACTTTGTACAAACTCGTAATCATCTGACTCTAATAAAATTTCTACTTCGTATTTAGTTTTAGATACGATAGATTTCCAAAACTTATTTCTATCTGATTTTGAAAATGCTCTTTGATACATAGATTTTCCATTAGATCTGTTAACTTTACTCCCAATTCCTATGTAAAATACTTGATTTGTATCTAATCTTACATGTCTATAAACATAATATTTTCCATTGTCTACTATCATATTTTGTTTTTTAAATCGTTTAACATTGTTATTAAACCCGAATGTGGATACAAATCCCACTTAGTACCTGTTCGATAACTCACATGAAAAAATATACCAGGTTTCATTTCTAATGCATCTTGGTTAATATCGAACTTATTTTCGTAATTATCATACAACCCCTCTTTTATTTTTGGATACTCGTCAAGTAAATGCAAAAGTAATAATCCTAAGGCGTTTATTTGTTCTTTAGTGTAAGACTCAAAGTATTCAAACCCCCTAAAAGGTTTATTTAATTTAGTTATTTCTCCCTTAAATACTTTTCCATAAGTATCTAAAAACTTTCCGTTATAGGGAGTAACTTGACTCATAGAACATAATTCTATTCCAATTGATTGCATATCATATTTTCTTCCAAGATTTTTGTACTTGGTTGGGATTTTGTTGTCTTTGGCGGCAATATTGATATGAAACCCCCAAGCCTTTTCCAATGGTATACACTGAATTACACTCCCGTCTCGATCTATTAAAAAATGGGTTGCTACTCGTAATCCGTTGTCAGAAGCCCAATAATTATAAGTACTCTGCCAAGAGTGACCGTTTGTATGGTGTAGACAAATAGAATTAGGTTTAAATTTTGAATCTTGGACATACTGATTAGGTGGTAGTAACTTCTGGATTATATTAAGATTAGGTTTTACAGTTTCTACAGTTCCTATAGGTTCTACAGATTGTATTGGATTAATTGTTTGGTTAACAGGCTCTTCTACTGGTTTGATTTCTTCTACTTTAGGAGTATCTTTTATTTCTTGATATACCTGTTCATTTACTTGAGTCTGGTCTTTCTTTTTAAATAAGTATTTAAGAATATTGATTATAGCAGTGATTATGTTTATCCACATAGTTAATTAAGTTTTTCTATTTTGTTAGGATAGTTTTCTTGATAAAATTTAACTCTGTTTCCTCTAAAAATATAATAGGGATTAATCCAGTATTCAGATTGTGATTTTCTACAAATCACCCCTACATCAGAAAGTTCTTTAATGGCAGATATTAAAGTCGGTTTGCTCATTCTGATATTCCTACAAACTATTGATTGCTTTAGATTGATATAGTCCAAGTCTTGCGGAGCGTGATTTAAAACATAAAGAAACAAATCTCTACTTCGTGACGTAAGTTCTCCAAATAAAATATTATCTAAATAAGGAACATCATACATGCTTTTTTTCTTCTGTTGTTCTATTAAAAAAGATCGAGTAACTGTTTCATAATCACCTACAATAACTCCATCTTCAGGAATATTAGACGTGTCTATCTTGTGAGTGGTCTTTTTAATTTCTAACACTTTAAGTTTAAATGACTCTTGACTGATAAAAGGATTCATATTACAGATGTGTTTATATGTAAAAATATTTTACAAAAGTAAACATAATTTTACTTTTCTGTAGTATTAAATCGTAATTTTTATTAAAAAGTAAAACGAAGTCTTTATAATTATTTGATTTACAGGTTACTTATAAATATTTTCATCGTTATATAACGAAAGAAAATAACTATTACATCTTAGTACATATTTTTGGTTGTGTAATAGTATCCAAGACATCTTCAGGTTGAAAAAACACCTTCTCCCAAAACTGTATTTGGTTAGGCTCCAAATCAACCTGATTGGTAAACTCTTTATCAAATCTAAGAGATGCTTTTATCTGTCCATTTTCAAGATAGAAGGAAGAATAACCTTTGACATGATTGCTGGAAGACTCTACTGCATCATTACTTTCTTTAGAAGGACTAAAGATTACATAAGAATAAGCACCCTTCTTTTTCATTTGGTCTTGAAAATCAATTTTAGAAACATCTCCGTCAGTAAATGAATCGTAACCAACTATTGTAGCATAAACATCTAAGTAAATTACAGAATTTATACCTGGTTCTTTAAGTAAAATATCTCCAATTTGCTTTAACGAGTTGGTAATTTGTTTTGTAGAAGTTCCTAAGGTTATCCTTGTTTTAAATAAAACATCTGGTTTCTTCTTGTAATCTACTTCTTCATATTCCAAATATTTAAATATATCCTTTGTTGCAGGGATAAAGGAGAATTTATCTGTATTGATTATTAACTGTCCTTTAAAATTTACGTTACTACTTTTGGTAATTTGATGAGTCATCAACAAATCAGCATCAGAAGGCAGGTGATTTCCAGAAGGATGGTTGTGTAGTAAATAAACTGAGTCTGCTCCACTTTCTTCGTAGGTTTTTTCAAACAACCCTTTATTAAACTTAGCAGTCCTGTTTACTAATCCCGCTGTGGCAGCATGAGTGGCTACAATTTCATTGTTTTTCAAAAAGATATAGTGTAGTTTTTCAATAGTAGGACTTCTGTGAACCAGATATAAATCTGCTAAATCTTGAATAGATTCTATTCTTCTCCCGGAAGTCTCAAATGATCCACCGGAAAATAATTTATCATTTTCTCGTAATGTTGAAGAACGTGTAAGAGCGTTTTTAACTCTTTGAGGAAATCTGGAGTAATTTCTAAATACATCTTCCCATTTAATTTTTCCTCTTTGTTCAGACACTTTTTTAAGTGCCTCCAAGTAATTGTCTTCTGATCCATAACTGATTTGTATTTCTTTTGCTTCTAAAGATTCTTGATTGTACCCTAAAGTTGGATCTGGTTGTACACCTTGTTCTATAGTCTTTTGATAAACATCTTTTATTGCTTGTTTACCTTGTTCGTTGATCTGTCTTGTACCTATTCCTGCAAAATTCTTGGTTAAAGTCGGTGTCTCTATTTGAATAAAATCAGAACCATCCCAAGTAAACCACTGGTTTTTATTTTGGTCAAATACATAAACAGGTTTGTTTTCTTGAATTGCCATTTCTACAGCATATCCTGTACCTCCACTGACAGCAGGTTTTAATGCAATTCTGTCATCATCAAATAGTTTGTCTCCCTTTTGAACAATCTTACCTATAGCAAAAACAGCATCACTGTTTTTCACTTGTTGCCAATTACGAGACAATAATCTGCCTACTTTATTATCACTAAAAGAATATTGAAACCCATAAGTTGCTTTGGCAGCACTATTTGCTTTTTTTATACCTTCGTCAAATTGATCTTGAGTAATTTCAATATTGCCTTTTGGAGTTTTGTCTTTAAAGTAATAGTGTCTATTGGTGAGCATTCCAAATTCTTTACCTATCTCATCCCAAGCACTATCTGCTCCCAATGCACCTCCAGAGTGGTTAACAAATTGACTTATATCAATCGTGTTTCCACCACCTAACTGTTTGGTTTCAGTTTCAATAACTTCATACTCTGTAAATTCATCTTCTTTTTTCTTTTCTTCATAAGCCTTTCTTGTTGCTTCTATGGTAGGCTGAACGTTAACGGTGTAGTCCATTATTCTATAAGCATCTTCATAGTTACCTCTACCACCTAAAGATTTAGCCTGGTAGTCTTCAAAATTACTTTTAAAAGCAATGATGAAACCTCTTTTATCTATTTTGGATAACTCTTGGTATTCTTTGAGGGCTTTATTAATTATTGGAGTAATAAACTCTTCAGGTATAACATCCGAAAAGTACAGTGGTGATTTAGACCAACCACTTTGAACCAATCCTACAATAGCAAGTGTTTCTGCAAAATCCTTAGTCTTAGGGTTGTTAAGAAGTTCTCTGAATTCTTCTGTGATCTGATCTTTATCTCCAGAGGAGTTCTCCATACCCATAATTAATTGAGGATTAGATAAAGTAGGAGTTCCTTTTCTTGAAGTGTTGGCTACAAGAATATCTAAAAGTCTAAGTCTTTTACCTTGTTCCTTTAGTTGTTTTTTAATTTTGGTTGCTTCTCTGATAAGGTCTGCTTTTTTATCTCCTCTTATATAAGGTAGAGTAAAGTCTGTAATGTTCTGGTTTTTGTAGGTACCGTAATTTTGAACTATCGCAAGAAGGAAGTCATTTGTGGCTTTTCTAAACGCTACTTCAGAGTGTTCTACAAACTTATCCCTTAATTGGTCAAATGCTTCTTTAGTTTTACTGGAATAAAGCACCGGAAATATCTCGGAAACAAGACTTTCGTAAATAACACTTACATATAGACCAGAGATAACAGAATCTTCTTTCACCTCGATTATTTTTTCATAAGGAATGATTTCTGAAAGTTGTGCTTCTATAAAATCTTTTTGTCTATCTCTTGTTTTGGCAAGGTTGTTATCAGGAGATGTATCAAAGTTGAGAGCAGATTGTACAGTTCTAACTTGATTAGCCTGATCTAACAACTTTAAGTAGTGTGCTAAAACAGCCTTTTGTTGATCTGAAAATCTTTCTACTTGAACTGCTTCTTCTACGCTCTTGAGTTGACCTGCTAAAAGTTCACTGTTAAGAGACTTTTCTATCTCTGTTAGTTTTTTAAAAAGATTTGCTTCTGATTTACGAACGTTAATATTACCATCTTGAGTTTTGATTAACTCAATGTCTAAAAGTTTGTGTGCAACCATAAGATTAGCACGACTCTTTTTATAACCTTTTCTTACTGTTTTACTTATAAGGTCTTTAAATTTATAAATAATAGGTTGGTGAAAAAACATCATCGAATTCTCAAACCCGTAATTCAAAAGAGACATTCCGTAAATAAAAGCACTGAAGTCATCTTGTGTAAACACAGACATACCAAAGGTATCATCTGAAGGCATATCTACGGTAACGTTAATAAGTTGAGATATGACTTCTAATTTATTAAGATTGTCCTTGGTGTAAAGGGAAACGTCAGTAGAACCAAACAAAGGGTTAATTGGAACCTCAATAAAAAAAGCCTCTGTACCAAATCCTACTTTCTTTTTATAGATCGAGTTTACACGAATGTTGTGATTCTGAAGTATGGTAGTAAAAGGATTCCACACTGCTGCTATACCTAAGAGGTTTTTACCTTGTACTGATTTAAACTGGCGATAGTTTCTTCCAAGAGTAATAATCTCTGATGGTGAGAAAGAATCTAACTTTAGGTTGGGATAAAGTTTAGGAAGTAACTTTTCTTTTAATAGATCGAAAATAATCTGATTGGAGTTAGGTACAATCAGTTTCCAATAATTAACAGGGTCTAAAAGAATATCAGAAAAAGTCTTAATCATTTCGTTCTGAATACCTTTAGAACCTTTTGTTACTAAAGTACCGTCTTTATTAATAGAAGGTACAATAGCACTCATTTTATCATAGTCATAGTCAGTACCAGATTGAGTAGTTACTTCTGGAGGAAGGATAATTTCGCCAGCGTGCATAGGAGGTAAGAACTCTCGAATGACAAACACTTCGTCAGAGTTATGACCTTGGTTAGGAATACGATAAGATGCTATTGTAAGAACATCTTTGTGTGCTTCTACCCAAGCATCATCTTCAAGTTTTTTATTGAGGGCACTAAGTCTGTTAAAAATGGTATCTTCTTGTTGTCTGTACTCTATATAGTTAGTGATGTCCTTAAGGTTTAAGAGATTAAGGAAATCTCCACCCATACCTATTTTACATTCTGCTGCTTTAGTACCTTCTTCGTTAAATTCGTAAAAACCCAATTCTCTTGTTTTACCTTCTGATTTAATTTTACGATCAAAAGGAGAACTTGCTACCTGACGGTATTGAGCGCCTTTCAGTTTTTGAATACTGATCTTCTTAATAATAGATGCGAGCAAGTTTTGAATCTGTGGAGCACCCATAGAAGATTCAAAAAGATCATACGCAGAAATCAACTGTGCTTCTTTAAATATTCCTCTGCGATACTTATCAAAGAACACTTTTAGATTATAAGGTAGTTCTCTTCTGGTGGACTCTTCCAAAAGAATTTGAGCAACTTGTGCTTTATCTACTTTGGTGAAATCCCACTGGTCAGGAGCAGTTTCTTTGATTTTAAACCTGCCGAGAATTTCTCTTTTAAGTGCAAGAGAAAATTCCTGGTTTAGTTTTTCCCATTTTCTTTTAAAGTCTCCCTTGTTTTCTTCTCGTGAGAGTTTAACCTGACCAAGTTCTGCCAGGATATTTTTTCTAACCTGAGATCCAAATGTGTTCTTAGTTTTGTGCTTGTTGGGGGTTTTGATCTGTTCTCTTAAAAATTCTGTAGAAAGTTCATGTGTGAAGTTTTCAAAACTAACATCTACCTCTCCTTTTTCAACCATGCCTATGAAATCAATAGGAGGAGTAGTGTCAATCTTGGTACCTGACTGGAACTTTACATAACCAAGACCTTCTTTCATCATGCTTTTCAGCATTTCTTTTGCTACAGGTTTGTCGTGAACAAACTGTGGAAACAAAGGAAACAAAGCAAACTTATCCATGACCTCTTCCTTAACTACGGAATCAGAGTTACTCATGGTATTGCGATAAGTAAACTTAATGAGAGGAAACTGTCCTTTTCCCTCTGCTAAGAGAGCAAAACCTTCCTTAATCTTTTTTTCTTCAGATTCTGTAATTTGTCTTGATTCTATTCCAAAATACTCTTTCGAGTTTTTAATAGTATCAAGTACAAGAGCCTCATAAACTTTTTGTTGTTCAGTAGAAATGTTACCTATTAATTTGAGAGTAGCATAATGAAAATCAGGATGGGTATACGCAGCACCATCTCCAATATTTACCATACCATAGTTACCTTCTCCTTTTTTGGTTTTGGGAACAAGAAGATTTTGTGCAGTTTCTCTAAGTTGATCCTCGGAGATATTTACTCCGATTGAACTATAGTACAGTTTTTGAGACTTTACAAAACCATCTAAGAACCTGTCTTTGTAAGCAGAAGGTTTTTCATCATCCTTCATAGTGGAACTCAAATAGTTCTTACCTATTTGGGTGGGTGTAAATCCTAAAGCAACAGCAATAGAATTATTCTCAAGAGACTTGTTTACCCATTGAACTAATGAAGGAGATTGACTTACAGGAGTTCCGGTAGATTGTACACCTTTTGCTCTCTTGTAGTACTTGGGAGTTTGGCTAAGATCACCCTGAAAAAGAATAGTCTCTTCGGTGTGAATAATCATTGAATTCAATACATAGAAAGCCTTGTACTCTTCTTCAAATCCTTTAATCTTGTTCCAGAGTTCTCTATCTCCGTAAGTAGGTTTATCTAAGACCATAGCATCACCTACTATTGCTTCATAACCACCTATTTCTTGATCGAACATTCTTCTAAACTCGTCTGACTCTTTATTAAAGAAAGAGTTAAGTTCATCAAGTAAAACATCTTCGTTAAGACCGTCTCTAAGAATCTCTTTTCCTTCCCTGGATAAGAAGTCAAAAAGACCCCACTTGTCAGACTGTTGTAGATTCATCCTCTCAAGATTACCCTTAAAGTAATCTGACCAAATATTAAATATCTTTGATTCTTTGGAGATGTTTATTTTTCCTTCTCTCTTGTTGTATTGAGAAAAAACATCACTAATTTTCAAAGGAGTATCACTCGTACCTACTTCGTTGCTCCAATTAGTCAACTTGAAATAGTAAGAAGTAGAGGCTGTTTCAGCACGAGTATTTTCTATAATCCCTCCTTTAATCATCCCTACAAAATTCAACATTAACCAATCTGCACCTTCCAGATCAATTGTAAGTTTACCTTTTGTTGCTCTACCTTTTTGCTCTTGTTTGAATCCGTTAAAAAGACCTATATCTACTTTAACGTTAGTTCTTTCTTCTACAAGTTCATTAGTACTTTCGTTTAACAGAGTAGTGAACAGTGCTTTTTTTGTCAACGAATAATTAAACAGAGGGTTTTTAGTCCTCTCCATTTTTTCGTTAAGTTCTTCAATGGTCTGAGCGTTGTTTAAGATTTCTCTATACTGAAGAATACTGTTAAGAACAGACAGTGTAGATTGATTTTCTCCTTCTGCGTTTTTAATCACTGTGGTAGCACTAAGAGGACGATTCTTATCTTCCAGTTTAAGAACTGATTTGGCTAAACCAGCAGCACCATCTATTTTTTTGTTTCCTACATAAGTTCCTTTAAATATTATTTCAGAGATAGAAATAGGAACATTAACAAGTTCAGTGTTAGTGAACATGTTCTCAAGATGCTCGTCAAAGTTTGTAATCTCCGAAGTAAATACCCCGTTGTTTTTGATGGTCTTGGGGTGAAATCCAAACCCCAAAAGTTCACTAAGAGATTTGTTCTCGTTTTCTTTTCTGCTTCTAAGAAATTCTACAAGAGCCTTGATTCTAACTTCATCTGTTTCTCTTTCGTAGAACTGAGGATATTTTTCATCTATAGTTTGAAGAAAACCAGAGTCTATTTTTCGTTTTCCTATCGTGGTGAGGTCTTTACTTTCATTCACCAAGTAAAGTCTACCATCTTCGTTTCTAATAAGAACATAAGTATTTACAAATGCTTTTTTAAAGGCACGTTCCAAAGAAGCATTTAATGTAAATTGAGAATCGTTTTTAATGTCAAGACTTAATCTGTCTTTAAATACATAAATTTCAGGAACTACGTCAATAAGACTTGGTGTATCATCTATAGATTTAAGCATTTCTTCCAAGGACATTTTTCCTTGAAAATGAATACCCATCAGGTTCCAGTTTTGAGTATAGTCATTTAGAACTATTGAGTTAGTCTCATCAGTTTCATATTTAATGAAACCTCCTGGAACTGAAACAAAATGATCTGACTTAGCACCATTATCTATTGCTTTTTTACGATCTTCATCAGAGTAGATTTTAGTACCTTCTTCTCCTCTTTCAATCTTGGGAATCATTTTTACAAAAGCCCTACTGATAGGATCTGCTGCTTCTAAAGAAGACTGTTCTACACCAGACCTGTCAAAGTCAAATGTCTTTTCATTAATATCTTCTCCTCCGGTTATATCACGAAGGTCTTTTTCTTTTTCCTCGTTTTCACTATCTGTGACTTCATTAGGATCACTTAAAGGTTCATAGTCTTCTACAACTTTATCAGATATGTATTCTCCTTTCTTTGGTTTTCTCAAAGAAGCCAGATTAGTATTTTCTATCCAGTAGTCTTTTACAAAGTCTCTGTTTTTAAGAAGAAACTCAAACAAGAAGTCGTGTTCTTCTTTTCCTACCTTACCTTCGTTGGCTTTTAGATAATCTACTACTGATTGATAATAGTGCAAGAACACTTTATCAAAACTAACTTCTCCATTAAGAAACTGATTACTTCCACCTTTAGAGTGAATAAAATGAAATATTTCACCATTCAGTCTATTAATGGCTTGTTCCAAATAAACAGGGCTGAATTTATTTTGAATAGTGTCAACATCTTCTTGAGAATAACCAAAAGTAAGATCTCCAAGATCAGATATACTAAACTGATCGTATATAGAAGTGTGTTCTTTTTTCTCTTTAACCTTGGTACTGATTTCGATAAGATTTTCAAGGAAGTCTGAATACAAAGTAGACTGACTGTTAATACCGAATATTTTACCGAGTATTTCTTTTACAATATCTTTTAAGGTATCAAGGAAATTCTTCTTTCCTGTTTTTATCTTTTTTAATTCCTTAGCAACCTTGGGATCACTAAGTCTTGCCAAGACTTCGAGTTTGAATCTTGGATCATCTTTACCATATCCTTGGTCTCCAATAAGATTCACAACAGACTCAGGAACTTGTCTAACAAGTTCTTCCAATCTTTCTACTAATGGGTCAGTAGAATTGGAAGTAACCCAGTCTGCTGTAAGTGTATGAATGACTTCGTGTGCAACTAATTCTACAAAAAATTCAGGGTTGGTATGTAGATAAAAGTTTACAAGTATTTCTTTACCGCCAGAGATACCCTTAAAGTCTTGCCCGTATTGTGTAGTAAAAGTTACAGTGGAGTCTTTTAGTCTTTCTTGTACTTGTTTGTTCTCTAAAAGAGAGTTTAAAATAACCAGAACATCGTTATTTATTCCTTTTACTTTATTGATTAAAGTAGGAAACTCTTTAATTACGTCAAGAGTAGAATGAATAGAATCCTTCTCAATAGGAAGACTTCCAAATACAGGATTTTCCTGTATTTGTTCTCTTTCTTTGATTATTTGATCTGCTTGGGTTTCAACATCAAACAAAAGAGATTTGATTGGGCCAAATTCATTACTACCTTCTACGTTAACTTGACGATAAGTAGTCTGGTGATGGTCAAGATAAAAATCATTAAAGTTTACTTTGCTAAACTGAAGCCCTCCGTTAAATATAATAGGAAACAAAACCTCCTGACCTACCCAATCTTTAAAGACATTAATCCTTGCTTTTTTAAGAGCCTCAATCAAATCATCAGTGTTTATCTCTTTGGGGTGTTCAAATCTGGTCTTTTTATTAAAGTCAAACTTAAGAAGAGGAACTATTTTGTTTCCTTTTGCGATAAATTTTAAATCACCCCCTTTAAAATCGAGCAGTTTGTTTAGAAATTCAGCAACTCGTACAGCGTCACTTTCTGTGTAACTGGCATTTACAAGACTGAATACTCTGTCTTGCCACTTCTCACTAAGAGGAGATCTATCCAAAGGAACCTTACCATGTTCCATCTGAAGGAACAAGTTACCAGGACGAAGTAAAAAATCTTCCTTAGAAGCAAGAATGAGTTTTGATTTAGTGTTTCCTTGTAAGAATTCTTTGGCGGTAATTACTCTTTCGAAATATTTACCAGAAGGAGCCTTCGGATATTCTTTAATAGTGTCCCTGATTTGAAAGATAGGACTTTCTACTCCTGTGGATTTTACTTCGTTTCTAAACGAAATCAGAGACTGTCTTACAGAAGGAGATACTTTACCATATATTTCTTTGGAGAAGTCTGGTAAAGTGTAAACAAACCCTGTGACTTTGTTCTGACCAATTTCAGTTGCTTGGGTTTTATCTGTAGTCAGTTCTACCTTACCGTTGTATTTGTTCTCGTAACTTTTGACGTAAACACGCTGCCAGTCATTACCTACCTTTTTATATAGATATGCTACTACCCCGTATCCTCCCTTTTTATAGAAATCGGTATCTTCTATGTTCTCTACCGTCTGTGCATTAAAAGCATTGTCTTTTGCAAAAGAAACTCCAAATACTTCTCCCTCACTGATTTGTCTTTCTACTTCGTTGGAAACATTGTGTTTCAAGAGGGAGAGAGGATGAGTAAGGTCAAGTACTGGTTTTTTAGAGGGTTTGTAAAAAGCAGCCTTGGTATATTCGAAGAAAGTAGATTCTTGTGAATCCATCCACTCGGATTCATTGGTTTCTACTTCTTCTTCACTTTCAAGTTCTTCTTCAAGAGTTTTATAAAGATTGAAAAAAGATTCTTTCTTGGAAAGAAATTCTTGATAAACAGGTTCTGTTGTATCAATGGGATAGTTTTCAAAAAAAGGAACCATTGATTCAATGAAACTTTTATCTTCCAGTTTCTCGGAAGTATCCACTAAAGGTTCCTGGTGTTTTTTAACCAGAGAATCAAAGGTGTTTAAAAAAGACCTAAAATGATCTATTGGATCATTTGAATCAAGCATTCCTGTAATAACTAACTTGACTACATCATTAGCATTATTAAATTCTTGACCTTCAATTAAAAGTTTATCTCCGTGTATAACAGGTACAATCTCTCCCTTTAAAGGGACAAGGCCATCATTCACTCTGTTGGTGATTGCTTTTTGAAAATCTTTGTAGGATTCAAATTTATCCTGTCCTAAGTAATGAGCAAGAGTAGGATCAAGTATAGTAAGGGTACAGTTCATTTTAATTCTTAATTTTTTTTTATTTAAACTACCAATAAACAATAGTCGTCGTTGTACTTAACAGGGAGGTAAACTTCTTCTCCAAAAAATAATCCGTATAGTTTCCCTTCCCATTCTCCAGGATGGATAGATTCTACTTTAGACCACATGTTAAAACGATTTAAAAGTTGTCCTTTTTTTATATCTCTGGACTTTACTTTAGCGTCGTTCACAAGAATACTAACACTTGGTTTACAATAGATTAGACACGACTCTGTGTTAATTTCCATCAGTGTCCCACGATAGTTATAGTTAGAATAACTTTTAGGAATAAGATAACCTATCTTAAAATCCTTATTAAGGACGAGGACTGAACCTTTAGGATTATAGTTAGAAAGTTCTATCCAACCCGCATCGGATAGAACTTCCATGAATCCCGGTATAAAAGATAATAAAACTTCTTGTTCTTTTTGCATTTAGCACTCTAATTTAAACTTCTGATTATTTATCTGTTGTTTAAACAGGTCTTGAAGCGACGTGTTTCTACCTAAGAAAGACCTGATGTTTTTATCCATCTCATCTATTGGTTTTTTAATTTCGTTAATCGGAGTTTCTCCTTCGAAATATATTTGCACAAAAGTAGTATTTCCTTTTAATTTATCAAACGTTCTCACACTCTTGGCAACATCTGATACAGTTAGACCCCGAAGGTCTTGTGTAGGAATTACCCTTCGAGTAATAAATCCATTCTTTACGATAGAATAAACATCAATGTCTTTAACAAGTCCATTAGAAGTTCTTGTCCAGAGAGTACCAGGATAGTTTTTAATTTCTTCCTTGGTAAACTCTCTGGTTCCCAATTGAAGTTTTGGTTGAGGTACTGGCTTTGGAAGATTAACTTCAGGGTTTAAATATTCTTCTACTGGATCAGATTTAAGTGCTGCTAATTCTGCATCGTATTTAGCATTGATTTCCTCATTAGTTGCTATATGAGCAAGTTTATTATTTTGGTCAATTAAATCTTCTGTCCAAGCTAAAACATCTTCTAAAATACCTGTAATAGTATCTCTTTGTGGTATTTCTTTATTAAATCTTTTAGCCCATCTTTCTAATTGTTCAAATAATAAATCTCCAATAGCATTTATAAATTCAGAAAATAAATTAGATTTCTTACCTTCTGCTTTTGTATTTTTTAGAGTATATTGAAAACTTGAATTACTAAACGCTTCTGCAATAAATTCATCTAAATTAGTAAAGCCATATTCTTTAGATTTGGAATTATCTCTTTTAACTTTTTCAAATATTCTTTGAAGTTGTTCTATTGCATTTTTTTCTTTAGCTGTAAGATTAGATTTAAAACCTGGAATTAAACCTTTTTTCTCAATATTATAATCTGATATTTTAGATGTAGTAAACCCATGTATAAATTCATGTATAAACGTATGAACTTCAAATTCTTTACCTTCTAAGATTCCATCAAGAGTTTCTTGTGAAATTATCATACCGTACCAAGTAGCTTGCCCACTTGCGTTTCTACCACTTAAATAGTCAGAATCTATGATAGTAGAATATTTATTAAAATCAATTAGTTTTTCTAATATTCTAATAATTATTCCTTGTACAGATGTTGTAGGGTATCTTTGTTTTAAAGATTCTACAATTTTTTTAGTATTTTCTCTACCCTCTTTTAACTTATCTTCACCTATATTTTTAGTAGCTTTTAAATCTTCTCGTCTTCTTCTTTCTATATCATCTATTTTATCTTGTAAAGTATTTCCTGTACTTGGCGCAGATTGAATTTCCAAAAGAGCCTCTGGTGAATCAGGTATAATCTTTCCGTCTTTATCTACTCTGAATCTTTCACCTGATTCGTTCTTGACTTCTGCTGTGTTTTCATCCAAAGCAGTTACCCTATAGGTTTTGCCGTCAATGATTACATCCTTACCTATTTCGAAATCACTTAGGGGGTTAATATTAGGAACAACTGGTACAGTAGTATCAAAAGGAACATTTGCTTCTTCGGCACTTTCATTTGCTTCTATAATCTGCTCTGCTGTTTCGTTGGGGTTTTGTATTTCGTGTTCTGTGTTCTTACGAAGTTGCTCTTGTCTTTCCAACTCCTCTTGGATTTGTTTTGCTCTCTCCTTACTATACGTATTTACGTGCTCTGGAAGCATTTCTTCTTGTACAAACCCATCCAGTATAGACTGTTGTAACTGTTTATCTTTTGGGTTTTTTTGAAGTTTCTCAAACTGCTCTGAAAGTCTTAAGAAATAATCACGTGTTTTCTTGAGTTCTTTTTTTGCTTCTCCCAATTGAACTTTGGGGTCGTATTGAATGTCACCTGTTGTAGCACTGGAAAGTTCTTCATAATATTTGACTTGTCTTTCCAAGTCTTTGATTTGAGCCTCTTTATACTTAAGGTAAAAACCAAGTCCTTTGGGAGACTTGGTGAGGTTTTTCATATACTCAATAGACTCGTCTTTCATCCCAAGAGCCTTGAGATTATTCTTAAGGTTAAGAATAAGTCCGTTAGTTCTTCTGAGTAAAGATTCGTTTCTTGCTACTACTTCTTTAAAATCGTTAAAGAGGTTTTCCTGATCATTGTTAAGTCTGGTTTCATATTTGGTAGAAAAGGCTTCTCTAATCTTTTTAGTTAGAGGATCAGAGGTATAAGGATTGTTTTTATAGAATTCATTGACTTTATCAATGTCTTTTTTCATTTCTACTGCCTCTTGCATCATTCCATCTACAAAAGCATCTCTTTCTTGAAGAGTCTTAAAGTCCTGACTAAATCCTTTATTATACTCATCTAAGTCCAAGTCCTTAAGGTCTTCCAGTGAAGACATAAAAGAATCATAAGTACCGAACTTTAAAGAATCGTGAATACTTGCGTATAAAGCATCGTGAGCACTTATGTGTTCTTGGTATTTGTCGTTGTTAAGATCAAGGGTTAGTGCGTACTGCTTGACTGCGGAGTTAAACCTTTGATAAACATTATTAAGATGACTTACTGTTTCATCTGTTCTACCCCTTGCTTTCAGAGTAGAGAGTTGAGCAGGAGTTCCCATTAAAAAACCTGTTAAAGAACCTATGCCTACATTTTTCCAAAACTCATCATCTCCCAAGGATTCAGGTACGTTCTTGAGTATGAATTCTGCAAGACCATTTCTTAGATTAGGATTAAGACGATTAGAATAATAATCATGTACCGACGTACCAATGTGGTATTGAGCACCTTCTTCCCAACCTTCAGAAACTATATCTTTGAGAGATTCATACCCTACTTTTCTAAGTGCCTTTTTAGTAGAAAAATCAGACACTGCTTGAATACCATCTTTGGTAGCAAGAGTCTTAATAAAGTCGTTTTTGTATTTTCCAAACACTCCCCTACCCATCAAAAGATTAGGAAACTGAAACAGATTACTTGCCATAATAATAGGCAAGTTTAATGCAGTTGTCCATCTACCAGCGTGTTGTGCTCTTTCTTCAGCATTCTTTAAAGTCTCACTGTCTGTTTCTCCTCTGTAGATAGCGTCTTCTAAAAGTTCTTTTCGAGTATCCAACCAAGTATGATAGCCTTCAATAAAGGCTTCTCCCTGTGCTGTGAAATAAGAAGTTGCTGCATATCTTGCTGCTGTAGGAATACGAGATAATCTACTGACTTCTAATCCTTTAGAGAAGTTGTTACTTACTTTGGCTGCATCAATTATATTATCTACTTGGTCTGCTCCTTTTGCAAGACTTCTTGACATGGCAAACAACTTGGTAGAGGCTTGGCGAATCCTGTTGATTGCACTAATAGCAGCAATTTCACTTGCTAAACCACCTGTTCCTAAAGTAAGTAAAGCATCAGCAGTAAGACCTGCTGAAAGAGCACCCATAGAAAACCCTATGTTTTTAATTACTTTGTCTCCCCAGAAGTTCATGGCACCACCAGAGAAAGGTAAAGCATTAATCCAGTCTGTTCTATTCCTTTCAGCCTCGGTATAATAGTTAGGTAGTTTGTCTTCAAGCGCTGACAACCAAGATTGAATGGATTCCATTGAACCATTCTCATCAAATTTTACTCCTGTTCTCCACGCATCTATTTGCTTTCCCATTGAAAGAAAAGTAGATAGATAGGTTCCCCAAAAATTAGCACCTGTTTTGAGGAAAGTATTTAAAAACCTTTCAGGAGTTCCTTGAATCCTGCCATAAATATCTTCTGTATCGGAACCTAAGATGTTTGAAGGAGTAAACTGAAGATAAGGATTATCATATCGCTTCTCTTGTTGAGTAGTATATTTATACGCAGGTTCGTTACCAGTTTTCTTAGATAGTCCTGCTGCAATTAAGTCTAAAGCGGAGAAAGTTTTTGCTTGTGTAGAACCCTGTGCTATACTTGGATTTATATTGTAATCAGCGGGCACATAAGGAATTAACCTGATACTTTGAGAAGCATCTTCAATTAATGGACTTGGGGAAGTTCGAGTAGATATAAAATCAAATGTATCTGTGTACATTATTTAGGTTTTGCTTCTAATTGTTTAAGTGCTTTCAACCACAGTTGAGTTTCAGCGATAACTTCATTTATGTCTTTTGTGGGTATTTCTCTACCTTTTCCATCAATACTTATATACATGGTAGGAGAGTTTCTTTCACTACTGATTACTACTTTTTTTCCTTCTATCGTGCGGGTAACAGAACCCTTGCTTTCAAACATTGCGTTGAGAATATGATCTCGCGGGTTAATCGGTGTGGGTTTAAATTTATACCATACGTTTGCTTGAGGAGATGCAACTATATTGCCTTGAGAATCTACTAAGGGAGTACCTTCAAAAGATTTAATGTAATCTTTTTTAATTTGAAAAGCACCTTCTCCCGCTCCAACTGGAACTGCTATTTGAGCAATACCGTCTACGTCAATTGCAATATCTCCAACATCTTCTTTACCCGGAACCATTTTGTTAGCAGCATTAATGTCTGCACGATATTTAGAAATCTGTTTAGGATCATTAAATACTGCGTGTTTATTTTGAAGAAACTGTGGAAGTTTACTTAAAGTAATGTCTTTGATTAGTTGAGAATCGTTTTTCTTTTTCTGGTCTACTAAATCAAGTAATTTTTCTATGTCAGAATTGTTGTTTAAAACGGTATTAATCTTCGGTTCATAAGAATCTTTAGTATTATTTTTGATTGCTTTAGCATATTCTTGAGCAACCCTTATCCTCTCTCTTTCAAGTTCTGTCAAAGTCATTCTTATAGTAGGGTTTCCTTTAGAGTCTTTCAAGTTAAAGAACATCTCACCTTCTCCTTTCCATCCACTCATTTTGGCGTAATCACCTAAAGTAGGAGAAGAAGAACTTGCTCGAACATCAGCAATACCTGTATCCCTGTTAATTACTTCTGCTGTTTCTTTAGCAATGTCATTAAGCCAGTTAGTGACTTCTTTATCTGATTCATAAGCATTCCAGATTTGATTTAATCTTTCATCATTCTTAAAGTCTCCGTTTTCAACTCCTTTTTTAAATGCTTCAAAACCAGGAAGGTTTGGTTGCTTTCTGTTAGAATCCAGGAAAGCATTGTTGCCCATCCTTGCTGTGTAGGCATTCCATAATTGAACCTCGTGATTAGATTGATTTGCATCCAACCATCTTGTGTCAGTTAGTTTTTTGGGGTCTATTTGATAACCCTTGTTATCTTTTGAGGTAATTATATTAGTAGTCTTGTCGTTGTATTCTCCTCGAATGTTTTCAAGGTTTTCCCAAGAAGAAAATACTTCTGATTCGTTTTTGAAAATATCTCCTACTGCAAGTCCCTCTGTAGTTGTAGGTTTACCATCAGAACTTATTTTGTAGTTGTGTTTTTCTCTATCTAAGTCAAGTCTTGCTGCATCAATTGCCAACTTGGCCTTACCTAATTCTACATCCAAAGCAAGACGATCACTCATGTTATTCATTCTAAGTTGAGCAAAGTAAGTCTCGTCCATACCTACTTTACTTACCTCTTCCTTCCGAGACAAAGCACCAGATACTCCATTGACAAAACTTTCAGTAGTTAACTGATTAATAAAAGGAAGGAGTTCAGATTTTGACATTTTAAGCCAATCCTGTTGAGACATCTGGTTACTAAGTTGTCTTGCATAGGCTTGATTTAACAAGGCTTCTTTTTGAGTAAGAGCCTCTATCTCATTTTGATATACTGCTTTTTTTACAGCAAGTTCATCTGGAGGAAGATCAAGACCTTTAATAGTATCTTCGTATTGTTTTTTAAGAGCCTGAACCTGTCCTAATTCTTTTTTAGTATTTTGATGTTCAGACTTTATCCAAAGGTTATACGAGTTGTAAAGATTACTTCTTCCTTCAGGAGAATCGTTTTGAAGAATCCTGTATTTAGATAGTACTTCAAATTGTGCTCGTTCATCTTGATCGAGAGTAGATTCAAGTAAAGTTCTGATTCTTTGAGGGCTTACTCCTTTATCTGAAGTAAGTAAATCATATCCTGTGGGTACTTCTGTTTCTTTCTCAGAACCATCTGCTTGTTTTACTTTAACCTTATTGTAAACTGGTTTTTGAACAGTTTGTGATTCTGCATGAAGAAGTTTAGTTAGATTGACTAATTTTTGATCTACATCTTTAAAAGGGATATAACCTTGTTTCTTTCGGTCGAACCCTGTAATGTCATCTGCCAACATAAAGTCTTCAAGTCCACCATCCCATTTACGAAATACAGTTTCGTTGATTGCATTGTATCCGCTTTTAACAGGATCTTTGGCATTTCTCATTCCTTCTATCATGCTCATCTGCTGCTGATAGTAAGAACTAAGTCTTGATCTTTCTTTTAGATCAGAGTCCATACTAATCTTATTAAATACAGAGGCTACCTTAGACTGTACTTTTTCATCAGTCAAGTCTCCTAACTCTCCAGAAAGCATGTCATCAATTTCTTGATTATAAGCATCAAGACGTTGTTTTCCTTTCATGTTAAGCATAGACACATTAAGCCCTTGGTTCTGTAAAGAGTGAACTCTGGACAAAAAAGTATCATATTGCTGTTGCTTCTTTACAAGAAGAGCCATCTCCAGATCATTAGAATAATCTGTAGTTTTATAATTCGGTAGAATTAGCGATTCTGTGTACGGACTTATTGTAGGCATATTATTTTACAATTGTTGCTTTACCTGTTTGATCTATAATAATCTCAACACCACTTGGAGTTCTTGCTAAAACTGCTCCATTGGGAAGATTCTTTACAGGAACTGCATTTTGTTGATATTGTTGCATTTCCATCTCTTTCTTCTTAAGAGCGTCTGGTGTGTCACCTTTGTAATCTACCCCGCCTGTCAGGGGGTTGACTCTATAATTCTCACTAAGAATTTGATTCTGAAGATGGGTTTTATTGACGTACTGCAAATAGTCTCTGACGGCATTGACTACACGAGATTTTCTTTGTGCTTCAAATTGATCTCGAAGCATATCTACATGAGCCTTTTGTTGACTGTATCTTTCAACATCCTGGAAGTATTGATCTACGTTATTATTAATGTAGTTTTGAAGTTTTTCAGTGTCCTGATTTAATTTCTGCTCATACCGTTGTGCATTAGTAAATGCTACTTTAGCAGTATGATCTTTGTATTGAGCATTAAGATCAGCAATGCGAGCCTGTTTAACTTCTTCGGGCATATTAGAATTCTGAATTTGCTGAATGTTAAGGGCTAAATTTCTACCTGCTTCTTTATCATCAAATTCTACAAAACGTGAAAATAAAGGAGTTTTTCTAAGATCGTAATAGTTAGGTTCTCTTACTTTCAGTCCATCTGAAAGAGCCAAACCAATATCAAGTACAGTTCCTGCAAGTTTATCACTAATTCCAAACTTGGATTTTCCTTTTTTCTTATTCTCAACGATGGGGGGTGTTGCTGTAGCAGGAATTTCTACATCTCCTCGTTCTTGTGTTACATAATCAACTAAAGAAGTCCTGTCTGAAACAACAGGAGCAGAGTCATTAAGAGTAACTTCTGGAGGTTCTTCGTCATTAAGATTAAAAACAAAAGGACGTGATTGAGAACTTCTGTTATTAGAAGTATCTGGACGTTTAGATGATTTAGAAGATGGAGTAGGAATTTGTTTAGTTTCTCTATCTGGAATAGTAACAGGAAGTGTTGTAGATGCTGGTGGAAGAATCTCGTTTGAAACTTTTTTAGTAAAATTACTTCTCCAGGGAAAAGTAGGAGTAGCAACAGCATCACTCGCTTTATAGTCTCTATCTATTGTTCCTACAGGAAGCCCCGGATAAAATATTTTTTCCAAATCAAAAAAAGCACCAAGTTCTTGTTCTAAGGGTTCTCTTGAAACAAACTTATCTCCGTAAGTAGGATCTTTCCATACGAAATCACTCCACATGTTTCCTTTTGGAAATGTCCTATCCCATTGAGTAGATACAGTACCTCCTTGTTGAGCCTTATTACCTTTGTTTTCTTTTACTTTTTCTGCTTCTTGTGCTTGAAATATAGTTTCAAGCATCGCACGATGTCCTTCCATTTTAAACTTTGCTGTGTTTTTAGCAAACTCATCCATGTCAGGATTATCTAAAATCTTTGCGTATTTGGTAGTATCAAACTTCTTGGATAGGTCTGCATAAGATAATTCTCCCTTAATATTTCTACCAAGGACTGCTTTAACTAACTCTTTAGGTGCTTTACTGTATTCAGAAAAAATCTTGGCACCCGGTTGTGCTAAAATATCAATTCCTCCTTGAGCGTGGGTAGCACCATTAAATCCGTATAGTTCTCCATCAGGATTTAAAATGGTTTCATCATGTTCTACTTCAACTGGAATACTACCACCCATTTGATATTCCCATGCTACTTTACCGCCATGAAGAAATCTTTTTTGGTCATCTGTGTCTAATTCGTCAAAGTAATCAAGAAGAGAATCTTGAGAAGCCTCGTCAAGAGAAGAAAGGTATGTTTCAAAGTCTTTAAGTAGACCTCCTTTTTGTTTCTTTTTCATAGGTATTTCTATGGTTTTACTTGTATTAAATTTATAATCTTTTCCAGGTTTCATTAAATGGGTAGAACCATCATCGAGTAACGCAAGAACTTCGTGAGGCACATTACGCATAGTAATGTTTCCTCCTGGAATCTCAAGGATGGGTTCGTTTTTATCTTTAGAATTTTTCTTGTAACCTGTTAGTGATTTTTTCATAACAGCGATTCAATCTGGTGGTCGAATAAAGCAAGATTAAGTTTTTCTTCTCCATATGTATGCAAAAGATTTAAAATATCGTGACTTTTGCGGAGTTCTTCAATCTGTTCTGATACATACTTAAAGGCTACTGTGTATGCCATAATATTACCTTCTTGCATGGAAACCTTTGCTAACTCTTGACATTCGTTAGTTACCTGGATTTCGTGCTCAAGTGTTTTTCTAATTATGTCTCCATATCCTTCAAACTCATTCGTGGGTTTTTCTACCTCTGGTGTAACAGGTCTAATATCTAAAGAGAGAAGAAAATCTTCAGCCCATGTAGCGTGTTTAAGTTCTTCTTCATAGAATTTATTCCAGAGTTTAGCACCATTAAAATAACCTTTGTCTTCTAACCACAAAGACATTGCTTTATAGATATAGGCAGAGTTTCTTTCTTGTTTGATTCTAAAGTTAAACAAATCAATAAGAGACTGACTTATTAACAAGTTCGAGGTTGGTGCAGGATTTTTTATTTGTTCAAGAATTTTTTTAGTGTCCATTATTTGTTGTAAATCTTTTTATAGATAGTAGGTGATTCTCTTTTAGTTTGTCTTAAAATTAATTCGTTAAGTTCTTGAGCGTTTAAGTCTTTCATTCTTTTATTTGCTATTTCTGGGTATAAGTCTGCACCATAACCACTGTTAGACCACCTCTTCATAGCATCAGAAACAGAAAGATTAGCATAACTTCCAGAAGTTAATAAATCTTTCTGTGCTTGTAAACCAGCCTCTACTGATGGAAATTTAGCAAACACACCTCCATCTTTAGCCTGTCTTCCAGGTACAGCACCGTATTTTTCTGCAAACTTTCCATATTTAATATTTCCAGGATTATCGTGAGTTGTAGCAATGTCTCCTTTTTGTGGTACTTCTCCCACATATTTTACGTTAGAGTACTGCTGGTCATAAATATCACTTACTGTATGTGTTTGTAAAGGTTCTTCTTCAAACAACCACTTCATTAAATTGGAGTTGTCAAACATAGACTCTCCGGGAGACTCTGCTCTAAGAGTGTTAGTAACTTGTTCTTCTACTTGGTTAAGGTCTAAATTAAAATCAGGAGAATAAAGATTTTCTGTATCAGGCTGTTCTATTTCTCCACCTTCTTGTTTTTCTCTAAATCTTGGTTTACTTTTTGATTTATTGTTTCCTTTACCAAAGTTTCTAAACAACGAATTTATAGACTCTCCGCCAGAATCCATTGCTCTAATTTGAGCAGCAGGTATAGGAGACACACCATAATTAATTTTAGCAGGTGTAACTTGTCTGTCTTCGTATTTTGTTTTAATAGTACCACCTTGTTGAAAAATAGAACCTGCAAGTCCCACCAATCCTCCACCAACATCACTTATACCTTGATTAGTTGTTTGTTTAGCATTTGCTTTTAATTGCTCGTTTTGATCTTTATAAAGAGAGTTCAACCAAACCATCTGTCTTTGTTTAGCCTGTTCTTGTTGGTTGTAAAACTCCATAAAAGAATTTAAATCAGTCTGTCCTCCATCTTGATACAGGGGTACTTTCATTCCTTTTTTAGCAGTTAAGTCATCTGTTCTTCCTGCTGTGTAAGGAGTCAAATAAAAGTTATTGGCTCTGGATTTTTCTCTTTTATCTTGAAGGTCTTCTCGGTATGCGTTTTCATAAATTCTTTGTTTTTTTCTTTTTTTAGCACCTTCAAAAATACCAGCAATACCACCAATGACTTGACCTATAGACCCTATAACAGGAAGAGCATCCAGAAAAGAACCTTCCTCTTGAACTTGCTGGTTTTCTTGAGGAAATAATTCAGGTTTCTGTTTTTGAAGATAGTACATCGAATCATTGATAAAATCTCCGTACTGTGCTTTTATTTTCTTTAGAGTCAATTGAGACCTGTTAGTTAACTTGCTCATATTTAAACAATTGTTGTATCTTGGTTGGGTACTATTAATTGAAGTAAAATTTTATGATCTGTGTTGTCATCACTTCTAAGGTGTAGTTTTACCCACTTTCCTTTAATGTCAGATCTGTCTTGAGGTGCAATTGTATTACTTACTGATTGAGGTGTGTAAGTCATCCCGTTGTCAGAAAGAACAATCAAAGGCTGATTATTATGGTCTACTCGCAAGTTTTCAAACTTATTAAATCTGAATATTGAATCTTGTACTCTTGTTACTTCTATTTGAACAGGATTAGACTCCTGATTTTGAACCAAAGAATGTAATGGGTTTTCAGGATTTTTAAGAAACACAGGAAGTAAACCTGTAGACCCGTTATTATTATATGCGAAAATCTTATCGAAAAACTTATCTATTTTATAGACGGGGCTTCCGTATTGAGTCTGTGTATAAAATTCTGCAAGTAGTTCTACGCTTTGTAGTTCTTTGTTAATATAGTTATTATTTATAACAATACCAACTTCAAAAGGTACTTGTTCTCCATAATATGTTTGATAATTAAATTTGGAATTATGTTTCCAGATACCTACCTCGTTCGCAGAAAAATAAGTGTTTGCTTCAGGCAAGAAAAACCTTGGTGTAAAAGAATGAAAACTTACCCAAGATTCTAATTGAGGCTTATATGATAAGCACCAATTATCCCTACCTGTTGATCCTCGTAAGTAAACATTGTCTGTGTAGTTATCAAATACTGACACAAAAGTGTTTTCTTCATAACCTACCGCCTGATCTCCTACAAAGTTTTGCAACCAAGATTGCATATTACCTGTAACATCTTTTAGAGACCCGTTCCACAAGAAGAACTTCTTGCGATACCTGTCAAAAAAGAAAGTACCATATCTTGTGTTTACAAAAGATAATGGATCTACACAACCTACATACCCTGTTTGATCGTTGGAAAGTCTTCTTAATCTATAAGAAAATATATCTCCTTGAGTAATCATCAAGGAATTCCCTTCACTGGTTTGAAGACTGTAATTCATTTGAGAATAAAGAATATTATTCTCAAATGCAAACATTACTGAATAGTCGTCTGTGTAATGGATGCCTGTGAAATTGCCAAATATCCTTGGTAAGATGGTGTAGTTCAAAGGAAGAAACTGCAACCATTTGTCATCACTTGCTTGAGGATCGTCCTTTAAAGAGTAGGAAACTATAAAATCACTATCTGATTTAGAAGGGTCTATATTAGAATAAACTCTTTCGATTTCATCCGATAGTAATGAAAAGTTATAAAGATATTTATTATCAAATCTGATCTTATCGGTTTTGGCAATATCTCGATAATCTATTTTAGGATAAAAGTTTCCATTAGGAGTAAAGTCTCTTTCTCTGTAGTCTCCTATGAATTCAGACTCACACCAGTAATTAAGAACACCTGTTACAAATATGTAAAAAAGACCCCGTGCTTGTAAACCTGCGTCATCAACATAGTCAATATCTGCGTTATCTAAATTATAAAACACATCTATGTCATCAGCAACTCCTCTTGAGTCATCATACCAGAATCTTGGATACCATACATTTCTGTAATCTCTATAATCATAATAAGTGTTTATTGGAACATCTTCTAACCACTGTGTAAACAGTGGCATTTTTCTAAGTAATGTATGCTTGGTGATGTAAACATCACCCGCAAAGATTACTGGAGAATCAGATGTGTCTCCTCTTGAGGAGAATACCTTTTCAAAGCAACCTACTGGTTTGTACGAAATAGATTCTAAAGATCCGTATTGATTAGGTTGTTTTACTTTAATTCCTGTGTAATAAGATACACCTTGAATATCTAAATCAGATCCTGCGTACCTATCTACTTTATTAGAACCAAACTTGTAATACGGAAGGGTGTAAGAATATCCATTAGAACTAACTTCTGACGCTAAAACTCTACTCGTATCAATATTAGTAGTATCTAACAAAGTCCTATCTATTTCAAGATAATAAGAAGACTCTCTTAGAAAGTTATTTAACTTTTTGTTATTCGATAGAATTTGATTTATAGGTAAAAGATACTGACTGGAATTAATTTTAAATCTCGACGCTAAATCTAAAGACCAAGGGTTAAAAGAAGCGTAATTACACACGCTATTCATTTGACCAGCGTGTTGATTATACTTAGAAAGTAAATCTAACTCGTCTCCAGGTGCTACTTCAGTACCTAATCTATTTTTAGGATGTAGATGTACTTCGTCAAACTTACCTTCAATCCAACCTATAGACTCACCATAAACTTTCATTTCAGTACCAAACTCTCTTTGGATTTCTCTAAAATGAATATCAGGTGAGTGGTAAGTAAAGTCTTTTCTTGAAACTTTGTTAGGAGGAATCCAATCTGCATCTGCACCTAATGTACCATTAGAGTTATTAATTGTTTGACGAGTAGATAAATAAACGTCTGGATGTAAATCATTGTAAGGATAATTAGGATAGTATATGACAGCATCTTCTGTTGATTCGTCTCTATTTAAATTAAAGATTAATCCTTTATGAAGGATACTTTTGTTTCCTTTTCTGTCGCCTACTAAAATTCTATATCCAGAAATATCAGGATCAGGTTCTAATTCAGAATTTAATGGAAAAGGAATATTGTAAAACTTAACAGCGAGAATATTAACACATCCGCCTTCTGTAATTATTGTTTCACCAGAAGAACACACCTCTATACAAAGTTCCCCGTGTAAGGGTAAGTCAAAACACATTTCTTCACATTCCCCTGAAACAGACTCGTAAGTAAAATTGTCGTGAATATGAGTAAGATTGTGAGAAGGCATTCTGTGATGCCTTATAGGCTGACATGCTAAATCTCCCCATTTCTCTTCATTAGGATAAGTATATTCTTCTGATTCCCAATAACCCGGAAGTCCTAATTTGTTAATTATTTCTCCTGAACATTCTCCACAATCTTCGTTGTGATCTATTTCAATTGTGGCTGTATTTTCTATTTGCCATCTTTTTAAAGTGGCTGGTTCACATTGATCTAATTCATAAATATCGTTAGTATTGTAACCGTCCCCTGTGTACTCTATAACATCACCAGAGGTTGCTTCTCTACCTGGAATATGATATATACCTCTCGATCTACCATTTTTACCAAACCACTCTATAGCAAAAGAATAAACTTCATCTCTCATTAACGAAGGGTAGAAGGAAGCCTGCTCTTTAGGTATTTTAATCTCAGCCCATTTAGTTACTATTTCGTTTGCTAAAGGTTGATAATTAAGTTCTTCGTACGCACGATGCTTTCCTAACAAAAGAATCTCGCCATTAGTAGCGATGTGTTGTGAAGCATCAAAAGTAATTCTCCTCTGAAGGGCTTGTTGAGTAGAAAAAATAGTTGTGTTATTAACATCTGTTACTGTAGATTTCGCATTACTTACTGGAAAGAAACCCAGATTGTAAGTAACTAAAGAATTTTCTCTTGTGTTACTAACTAAAATTAAAGCATATTGACTGAAAGGAATGTCTTCACAACTTATTTCTACATTAAGTCCTATGTTGGAAGATTCTGAAAATACTTTAATAGCAGGACTAAATGTAAAGTCAGTGAGAACTACGTTATCTATGGCATACGCAATACCTACTTGATAAGTACCACTAAGTAATTTACCCTCTTCGTTTTTGGTAAGGGTTATACAAGGCTTAACGTAAGACTTGTTTATTTTTAAAGCCTCACAATCTAATTCATCAGAGTATTCGATTTCACAAGTATCGCATCTTGAATCAAGTGCTACTTTGGGGTACTCTTTGTCTATGTCAATGTAACGATTTGGATTTTCTCCATCTATAAAATATACTCTTCTGTCGTTTTCTTTATTGTTGAACTTGTAAACACCTCGTACAGCATATTCAAGATTTAAACAAGGATCGTTTACCCAGGTAGTGTAAGAGCACTCCAAAGTATATAAAATACCTATCTCGTAAGAGTCCTCTGTTTTAAAGAAAAGAACGTGTTCGTAATTATTAAGTTTTACTGTCCCTTTTAATTCGTAACCTTCTGGAAATTCATAACACAGTTCATTTCCTAATTGATTCTGAACAAACCAAGCACCTTGTTCCTGATTGTTAATATCTCCGTTCAACAAATAAGTTAAGTCCCTATCCTGAAGGAGAGAGGGATGAACATCGTAATTAAGTTTAAGTCCGGCAGTTTGTATAGGTTTATCTACCATTTTTTTCCATAAATTACTTGGTTGTACTTGGAGTAACGAGCATAGAATGTCTTTCTCATATCATAAAGTTCTGAGAAATCACTCATCTTAATAAATGATCTCGCATTAGACTCAAGTACTGTAAGTTCGTTTTTAACATCGTGATACCTCTGTTGAACATCAGCATCATTATTCCAGTATAATACCTGGAAGACTTTCTTCACAAGAGCCATTTTAATCCACTCTTTAATTCTCTCAAAATCAGGTATTAGTAAATCTTTACCATCAAGGTCTTCTGTTTCTAACTTTTGGAGGTAGTCTATATAAACAAATCCTTTGTCAAAACCTGCTTGCATCTTTCCTTTAGTCAGGTTAATCTGTTGTTGTCCAAGTATTGTTTTGTTAAAGCAGTTATTAGCGCAGTAAGGAACAGAAGCATTCGAAATGCTTAGTGGAGTAAATTCAGAATATTGAACATCGAATGTTTCAAATCTCTGAATTACGTAAAAGTTTTCCCCACATTCATCCAAGCAAGTTTCAGAAGGTTTGCTAATTAAAAAATCCTCAAACTGCGACTCTGATATGTCATACAATTGAGGATTAAGATTTGGAGTAGATTTAATAACATAGGAGAAACAACCTATTGCTAAAACTAATTTATGAAAGTCAGGAGGTAAATCTCCCTGATAGTTATCTATGTAAACTACTGAATTTCCTAAAGGGTAAATCTTGGCTCCTAATTTAGCAAGACACTCTCTTATAACAGGATAGAGATGTGAATTATCTACTACTGCTCTTTCAAAGTAAGTTCTAAGGTCGTTCTTAACCTCGCTTATCAAATCTTCCGCAGGAATAAAGTTTATATCTTTTTTTAGATTGTTAGTCATCTTTAAATAGATAAGTCGCGTTGAGTAGTATTAGCATTAGGGTGCTCATCTTGTTTTAATTGTGTAGCAGGTAAAATTTCTGCCCGTACTAATTCTATGGCTGCTCTTTCAAGATAATCTGGAATCTGAACTTTAGCACTTAATCTTGTAGCACAGTCTGTAGCACTTCCTTGGTCAGAAGAATATTTAGTTTCTTCCGTTGTGTTTTTTTGAGTAGACCCGCAAACAAAAGAACTTATATCTTCGGTAAAAAAAGCAGCAAGGCTAAGCAAAGGAAATTCTTTATCAGGAGTATAAAGATAACCGTCGTGAATAAATGCGTAAGATTCTCTTTTGTATTTAAATTTTGCTCTCCATTGATATTGAGCAGGACTCACGATAACAAAAGTTCTCGACAAATCAGGTGTAGCAAGCCAACGATACACAATTCCATCATTAGATTCAAGAAATCTTGGTAATTTTCTTGTTGATCTATACACAGTAACGTTATTAGGAAGGCAAAAACAATTACAATAAATAGAATTAACAGGCTCCATTTCAATACAAATGGGTACCCACACATCGGATTGCGTGTAAATATTACCTGAATGAGATTCTTGTTTAATTAACTGTTTAAGCGCTGTCTCGTATACATTCCACAAGTATCTGTTTGAAAAAACAGAATCATCAGATACTTCTTTAATTGAATTTCGTATTCTGGAGACTACCTCACCAATTGTCGTCATATATACTTTTTAGTTTTAAAAGTCTTTTTTCTGAAGGGTTTTTAATCTTCCACCAATCACGAACATGATTTAATTTGATCCAGTGGTGAAAATCATCTTCTCGTATTTTTTTATTGATCTTATCTCGTATTAATCTGGAAGAATATGCGTTCCAAAACTTACCACAATAATGTCTATTTAAAAGCAATCTATTATCCCATACAAAAGCATATACATAGTTTTCTGTAAGAGCAATTTTTAACTTTATCCACTTGCTCATTTTTTTTCTATCCCTCTTGTAACCTACTATTTGAAGATTTCCCAAGAAATAAGGAAGTTGAAATCCATCTGTATTATCTACTGTTTCTTGCTCAATAAGTTCTCCCATTGTACCTATGATTTTTCTTACTGTCCAGTAATCAAGATCATATTCAGGGTTGTCTTTTACTGCTCTCCAAAGTTTATGAGCAATAGTTATTTTAAACTCGTTGTATTTAAGTCTCATTAATATAATTAATTTATGTCAGAAGTGCAAACATATCTTTAATTAAAGAAAAGATAATGCTCTTCTATTTTACCTTCGTTGAGAATATCCATACAAACACCCTTGGTATTTTGCATGAAATTTGTCATCGACCACTTCGATGACCCATACATACTTAATACGTTCTTATATCTGAAGAACTCTCCATATTGACAAGATGCTTGGTGCTGATCTCCTTTTATTACATGAATGTATTTAGAGTCAATTCCTTTTGCGTCTATGTATCGTTTAAAGTAAAGTTCAGTTTTCTGATCTAACACAGAAGGGAGGGGATATTTCATATCTTCTGCGTCCTTACCATGACAAAGGATAAAGCAGTGATTAGCAATCTCAAAGTGTTCAATAAATTTATCTCCTACATAAAACTCAATGTTAGGGTATTTAAGAGATACTACTGTTTCTAAAGACTTGTTACAAACCCACTCAAAGTCTCCACCGTGATTAGATTCTCCTGCTGTAATATAGGAAATAGGACACTTACACTTGTCTTGAAGAGTGTGTAAGAACTTTAAGTGTACATCCATAAAAACAGTATACACTTCACGGTTATTCATATTTTGAGAAAGAGAGTGTCCTCCCCGTGTTGTTTTTCCATCAAACCCATCAATGGTATCAAGAAGATCAATTAGAATAATCTGGTCAAATTTCCTTTCTTGATTAAGACTAATAACCTCTTTAGCAAGAAGAGTCATCCTGCGTTCAAACTCTTTTGCGTCATAGTCATTATCAAATAGTGAGTTTTCTTTAGTCTTAGCACCAATGTGTTTATCAGACATATACACAAGAAGAGCGCTCGAATACTCCTGATAAACAGGAATATCCTCTTTGTTAGGAGGAATGTACGATTCTAAAAACTCTTTAAAGGCGGCTTTATAATCTTCTTGTTTTCCTTTATTAACTAAAAAAGTAGACTGCTCTTTGTCTTTTACCCACTTTGCTTTTACTTCCCATCCCTCTGATTGAAGGGTTTTAGCATTAACCTTGGCTTCTAAAACTAATTCTTCGGTAACACCCAAGGTTTTAGCGACTGTAGGGACTCCCTTTTCAAGATAAGAAGGGTGTGCAATAAAATGATTTGTTAGTGTTTCTAATGTAAACATGTATGAAATTTAGTTAAAAGATAACACAAAGGTACGTTAATTATATTAAAAATAAAGCCCCGACTACTTTTAGCCAGAGCCTGTATAACCAAACAATCTGATTTTATTTAGGTTTAGAGTTTAAAGTTTGGGTCTTAAGGGCATACAACCCATTGATAAGAAGTAGGTGTAACTTTAATAAACCTTAGTTTCAATGTTTTGTGAGTTGAGTCCATCAGAGTTGAAAAAGAATCAGTTACAGTCAGAGGATTCCAATTGTACTGAATATCAATATTGAACTCATATTGAATGGTAACGTCTTCCGAAGAATTAGTAATATTCTTAAAAATCAGTTCTTTGTCAATAAAGTCTGAAGTTTGAGGAAGAGTTATTGTAACTGTGTATGTTCCTGAAACACCATCGTCAGCGCAAGTTAAAAGAAGAATCTTAGTGGTGTCTTCTTCCGTCACAGTATAGGCATCACCATCGTCTGTTTCACCATCTGTGTTAAAAGAGAGAATTTTAGATTCTTTTGTCAGGCCGCATTGAATTAATTTCAAAATAGAAGTCAAAGTTCTTTTATCTCCGTCTTCTACATCTGTGTCTTCAAAACAAAGCGGAGTATCATCATAAATAACACAATCTGCGTTTATAGTAGAAGCGCATCCTGTTGTGCAAGGTGTAACTACAGTTTTAGTCTGAGAGCAGTTTGTACAAGCCATTTTATTTAGTTTTTATTATTCAACATACCAACTAATACCAAATAACGATAGGTTTTCTCCACTGGTTAAAGCGACACCACCAGGGAAACTGACAGAAAGAAAAGAAGAAATAGTAATTAACGCTCGATAAGGAGAGGCGTCTACAGCAGCAAGAAAATATCCCTCTGTCGGAGGAATGTCTTCTGCATCAAGGTAGAGTAAAGCAGAAGGAACAGCCCCACCTGTTACCATACCTTGAAGTTGTCGGTGTTTTCCGTTTCTATAAAGTTTAAGTTCTTCAACAATCTCCCAATCTCCTTCCAAATCACTATCAGCAAAGGTTACTATTTCAGGATGTCCAATAGAAGGACTTGTTACTACCCATTCAGAGTTTACACCATCTTTCTTTAGGAAAGTTAAATGAAGTACTTTATGTGGTGCCCACGCCAGTTTCTTGAATTTATTAGAGGAGTTACCCTTATCAAAAGAGATGGTTTCAGAAAACTCCCAAGAAATCACACCTGATAAGTTTTCATAGTTAGCCACATCCTTAAATACAAGAGTTTGATTCAAGTATTCATCAGAGTCAGGTAATGTAATAGTATAGGTTATGTCTGTGTTTGAATCTCCACTAAGAAGAAGAATTTTACAAAAGTCTTCTTCAATAATTTCATAGTCTGATTCTATTACTTTAGGAAGTCTTGTAATACATTCTCTGTCGTCAAAAGAGTTGAGAATATCTGTAAGAGAACGAGTAGACCCATTCTTTACAGAAGAACTTTCAAAAGAAAGTTTATCTCCTTGGTATTCTACACAATCAGTTGATACTACGTAATCACAGTCATTACATGGTGTCAACTTGGTTTTTTTACAACTGGTGCAGTTCATAATTCTTTTAAGAAATTTAGTTATACAGTTCATAAGATAGTGTTATTCAAAGAAAAAAGAAACTCCATCAAGATATAATTTAGATGATGCTCCTGTAGGGGCTGTTCCTGTAAAGAAAAGTCTAAGAGTTCTGTCGGTGTCTATCTTAAGATAAACCTTATAGGTTGTACCTCTAAAACCATGTGCAAGAGGTACTACTCTTTTTTCCGGGATAGAAAAAGGAAGACTAAGAATAACAGTAGATACGTCTCCTGCGTCTACTTCTCCGCTTAAATGAATAAGATTTCCTTTCTTTAAAACCTTGGGCTGTCGGATAACAGTCCAGTTGGAATTTACAGTGAGGTCTTGAATAGAACAGTCTGTTCCTTGAAGTTCACATATAGTTTCGGCAAGATATTTAAGCCAATCATTAAGTGTGTTTCCTTCAAAATCAAAACACTTTGGTTTACGAAGTCCTACTTCAAGGACTTGATTTGTAGTTAGTGGTTGTGTAGTACAGTCCATTGTTTATTTTTTTAATTGTTAAAAGTAAGCAGCAACGTTAGTGTATATTGCACTTCTGTTTGAAGATTGATCTGTAGGCCAACAAATATATTCTTGTACACTCTCACAAGGCAAAGAATTACTAAGTCCTCCTAATCTAAATGTAGTTGAACCGGCACCAGTCGGGTTTTGCGCAGCAGAAACGTCAGTTGTTTCTGCGTTAACTCCATTTACATACAAAATAGAATTAGAAGAAGATATTTGACCGTATTCAAAAATGTATTGTGTGTTGGCTGTAGGAGCACCTGTTCCATAAACATAGCTTGTAAGTAAGCTTTTCATCCCAATCGGAACAGCCCCTCCTAAAAGATCAACATACCCAAACGCTGTTAGTAAAAGGTCTTCTGTAAAAACAAGCCAAGAACCACTGGTTGTTTCGTTTGTAAAAACTCCTTCCATATAGGATACATTTATACCAAACAGGTCTTCTGTGCTTAACGTACATTTAAATTCGTCGTTAAGAGTTGTAATGGCCGGTCTGCTATTTTTAGTTAATACTGTTCCGTTATCACAAATAAGCAACGTGTTGTTATCACTGTCTGGAACAAGATCAAATCCGTTGCCACTTTGGTCATACCAAATTACAACAGTTGCATCTACAGAACCTGAACAAAAAGTAGTTATGGCTGATTCATCCAAGTCCCCGTTAGAGTCAAACCCTACGTCTAAGGTAGAGTTATCGCTTAAGCGTTTAATTCTCATACAGTATCCTGTGTAATCCTGACTTAATTTTCTAACAGAATATGCTACTCCTGCTCCTGGATAATCATCCAGTATACCCGTAAACGTGTTTAAATTTAGAGTAACTCCGTTTACCTTTTTAACATTAGTGTCAGAAATACCAGATACTTTTTTGATATTAGTATCTGTTACTCCATCTACTTTTTTGATGTCTTGAGAAAAGAGAGAAAAAGGAACAAATAATAAAAACAGTAATTTTTTCATAGTATCTTATTTTACTTCAACAATAGTTTGAGAAGGATTCACCAGTATTCTGTCAGGATGTACTGCAATACCTACAATCACCACACAATCATCAGTACCACTTGGAGCAGTTTGAGTAAGAGTGTTTCCTGTTGTTCCTGTAGTAGAAAGATAGACGTATTCTCCTACTGTCCAGTTCCAAGAATCATTTCTTGCAATACCTTTAAGTAAGTAAGTTGCTGAGTTACCAGTAGTGACAGTAGCAGTACACATGGCAACTACTTTTGCTGTTGCTATACCATCTGCGTCTGCAAGAGCAGCATCTCCGTCACTTGCTATATAAACTACGTCACCAAAGGCTTGATTTTCATTAGCAGTAAAGGTTATTTTTTCACCACTTACTGTTGTGTTAGAAGAAGGTGCAGCAGTGATTACCATTGCAGAAATAGCAGAACCATCATAAGATAACCCGTCTCCCACAGTAACTTCTCCTAAAACACCATTAGAAGTAGCACCTACTAAAGTATTTCCAGAAGAAGTTAAATCACCAAGTCTAATTGTACCATTATTCGAATAAATAGCGTAATTATTAGTACCTCCTGAAGCAGAAGTGTAAATCGCATAGTTAGTAGAAGAAGTACCTGTGTGAGTATTTAAGAAGGAAGAAGCAAATGTAGATTGAGAAGAAGTAGAGTTTGCTCCTGAAGTTGTCACATTAAGTACTACTTGTCCATTAGATGCAGCGGCAGTAGAAGATACAGATAAGTCTAACAATATACCACTACTTAAGGAAGAACTACTCATACTGAAAGCACTTGAAGTAGTTACACTGTTAAAAGTAAAAGCAGTTGTATTACTTCCATGAGCCAAAGATAAGTTTCCAGAGGGTGCTGTAATGTCACTCCAAGCGGCACTTCCAGCACCACCACTTGAAAGTTTAGAAGTAGATCTCCAACGATCAGAAGTAGTATCATACCAAAGAGTTATACTTTGACCTGATTCAAGAGTAATATCTCCATCAAAAGCGAATCTATTTGCTGCTGTAGAATTTGCATCTTCGTTCTTTAAAACGATGTCAAAAGAACCTACATTATATAGCATTAAAATTCTACCATCTGTAAAACTACCAGACACAGTTATACCTGTAATTTCTCTTGAAGCATCCGTGTCAAGTCTGAGTGCAGAAGTTGTTGATAGTCCTGTAGGATTATAGTTGTTTTGATTAGAAGTGATTTGAGAGGGTGACACAGCAGCATCTAAAGACAGGTGCCCGTTATAAATTCTGACATCGTGATTAAATTGAGAGCCACCATTCACTTCACTTAAAACATAAGTATCTCCTTCTGAAGTTAATCCTATTTGATCAGAATCTCCGGCAAGATAAGTATCTCCTGTTTTGTCTAATAAGAAAAATGATCCTGAACCATCGTTTAAACTCAAACCGTTATTTCCACCATTATAGTCAATTGTAAAGGAAGATCCAGAAGTTATAGTAGCAACAGCACCAGAAGCAATAGTTCCCGATCTAGTATAAATACCATTACCATCAGCACTTGCTCCTCCAGAACCAAATTTTATCCAGTTTGAACCATTATAATATTCAGGGGCAATACTATCTGTGTTAAATCGAAGTACACCCTGAGCACCCGTAGGTCTTGCTGTGGTATTACCTACAGGAATTCTAATACCATCTGTTCCACCCACATCTAATCTGTAAGAAACTACAGATCTATCCGGCCCTATACCTAATTTACCCCTGATAAAAGACCTAACAGTATCTCCAGAAGGCTGCCATAAGAAAGTATGAGTAGAAGGTTTATAATTAATTCCTCTAAAATCATTAGGAGCAGCAGTAAGTATGGGATCTATAAAAAGACCGTTCATAGGTTGATTTGCTCCACTGGTCTGGTTTATAGTGGTTCCCATTCTAATTAAAGAAGGATAACCTGTAAGTGTACTTGCTAAAGTAGGTGAGTAAGTACCTTCAATATTTAAAAAAGTACTTCCTGCAAATGTATCTGTCTTAGCAGCAGTTGGAACTATAGTAACTCCTTGAATAAAAGAGTTACCACCGGGAGGTTCTAATTTTATAGTACCACCAGATGTTTTCATGGTCATGTTTCCAGTTCCACTAATATAAGAAGCATCGTCTTGATAGAGAGAAAATCCAGCAGAAGAAGAAGATCTTTCAAGAAATATACCATCAGTAGTGGTAGATTGTTTTATATAGAGTCTATAACTTGAAGAAGGACTTGCTCCAATTCCAACCTGAGCACCATTAAAAGTAAAGTCTGCATCACTGGTTACAGTTTGGGTTCCATTAAAATAAGCAACTCTACCTGATACTCCACTACCTGTAATGTCATCTGAAGCATTAGTATCTCCGGTGTTAGTTAAAGTAATAGTTGATCCAGATTCACTAATTGAAAGTCCTGTAGAAGCCTCAATTGTAACAGCAGTAGAACCACTGGTATTACTCACAATAGTTGAGGTGGTTCCACTTCCAGCACCCACAGTGAGACTTCCTTCGTTAGAAACAGAACCATCCACCTCAGTTGAAGTAATCCGAAGCACGTTAGCAGAGGGTTCACTTAAAACACTTATTCCTGCTGCTTCAATAGTGATGTCATTAGCAGAACTGGAAATATCAAACACATAAGGGTTGGTTCCAGTAAGAGACAAGTCTTGTATTTCGTTGGTTCTTGAACCATCAACCTCAGTAGCACCAATAGTTATAGTTGATCCACTTTCACTTACTGTGACAATTCCAGAACCGTCAATAGTTACCGCTGTGGAACCAGATGTATTACTTACAATTGTAGAACTGTTTCCACCACCTGCTCCAACAGTTAAACTTCCTTCATTACTTACACTTGCGTCTGTAGCAGCAAATGAAAGATCGTTAGAAGATCGAGTAATTGTAATACCTGAACCATTAGTAAAAGTTACGTCAGTACCAGTACTACTGTTAAGAGTGTAAGGTGAACTTGCTCCAGTAAAAGTAAGATCCGTAGAAGAACCTGAAGGAGTTGCCCAAGTACCATCACCTCTCCAAAACGTAGAAGCAGACGCGCTTGTTCCACTATTTAAATTTGCTACTGGTAAGTTACCAGTGATAGCGTCTCCATCTGCTAAGTCTAAAGCACCCCAAGCATAGGTTGAAGCACCAGTTACTCTAAGAACTTGACCTACTGTAGAAGAGTTTGTAATCGCAGTAACAGCAGAAGTTCCGTTACCCTGAAGTAATCCTGTAAGAGAACCTGCTCCAGTACCACCTCTTGAAACAGCAAGTTGACCTGTCCATCCAAGTGTAAGAGAAGCATCTCTAAGTAAAGATGTGGCAGGATTTCCTCCTAAAGTAAGAGTAACGTTAGTATCATCTGTTTTTGTTAATGCTCCAGCAGCAGTATAAGAAGGTGCTGCTGTAGACCCTGTAGCATTGCCAAAGTAAGTATTTGCTCCTGCATTAGAAAGGGAAAAGGTAAGTGCCGGAGTTGTGGTTGTAGTTGCTTCACTTGTGGTAAACAAAGGAGATAAATCTCCTGCTGAAAAGTTGGTAACAGTACCATTATTAGTAGCAGCCAAAGTTATTGTTGAGCCACTTTCAGAGATACTCATTCCAGTACCTGCTTCAATAGTAACTCCAGTTGAACCACTTGTGTTCGAATTGATAATACTTGTTGTTCCAGTACCTGCGCCTACTGTCAGACTTCCCTCATTAGATATTGAACCGTCCACCTCTGTCCCGGTGATAACCAAAGTGTTTGCCGGAGATTCACTTAAAGTGATTATACCGGCCCCACTGACAGTTACTCCGGTACCATCTGTAATATCTAAAGTGTAAGTAGGGCCAGATCCTCCAATACTAAGATTTTGATCGTCGGTGTCTGTAACAGTAGAAGCAATTGTTAATTCGTTAGAAGAACGAGATATAGAAATTCCTGTCCCACTTGCAAAAGTTACGTCGGTACCAGAAGAAGAATTAAGCGTATAAGGAGAAGATGCACCTGTAAAGGTTAAGTCTGTACCACTACCAGAAGATGCTGCTATGGTTATAGTAGAACCAGATTCAGTAATAGTAATGTTCGCACCTCCTTCTAAAGTTACAGCAGTAGACCCCGAAGTGTTACTTACGATAGTTGAAGAATTACCTCCTCCGGCACCTACAGTAAGTGATCCTTCATTAGAAACAGATCCATCTACTTCCGTAGCAGTAATAACAAGAGTATTTGCAGGACTTTCAGAAAGTGTGACAATACCACCACCAGAAAGTGTTACATCAGTACCTCCGGATATAGCGATGTCGTAGGTAGGCCCGCTTCCTTCTATGGTTAGGTTTTGAGCATCTGTATTATCGAGGTAAGAGGAAAGATTTACACTCGAAAACGGTAGATTGTCATTAAGCAGAGAAAGTCTAAGTACATTAGATACTATTTCAAAAGTATCAATGGTTTGAATCTCGTTAGTCACTGATCCATCTACTTCAGTGGCCCCTATTACCAGAGTGTTTGCGGGGGATTCTGTCAGGGTGATTATACCTGAATTATTTATTGTTACTCCAGTTCCACTACTTATGTCTACAGTGTATGGCCCTGTACCCCCAATAGATAGGTTTTGAATTTCATTGGTGGCACTTAAATCTCCATCTGCAACTTCGTGAGCATCTATGTCTGCTTGCACTACAGCCACGTCATAAAGAGTAGCAATTTGAGCCGTATCTACTGTTAAGGTTATTTCAGTAGACGTATTAGTAATGTCTATTCCATATCCTTCTACCAAAGATTTAAACTGAAGAGAAGTGTCGGCTTTACCAGCGTAAATTCCAGTTCCAGAACCAAGATTTACACCAACATTGTTCTGACCACCTCCAAGACCCCCAATTTGAGGAACGTCAATATAAATTGTGTTTCCACTGCTTATTGTTATTGCAAACCTTTCTGTAACTCCACCTATGTCTGTAGAGTCTACGGTAAGAGTTTGAAGTTCATTAGTAGTAGAGCCATCTACTTCCGTAGCAGAAATTGTGATTGTGTTTGCGCCGTCATCTGGAGTAATAGTTATAATACCACCTTGAATAAGATCAATATTGCCTCCATCGTTTGTAACTCCGTCAACAGAAGATACTACATCTACTGCCAAATCAGCAGCAGTTATTGTATTATCCAGGATTTTAAGACTGGTTATTGCTGAAGTATCTACTGTCAATACAGTCCCAAGGGTTGTTACATCAATATCTCCTTTGTCCATATCTCTGACACCATTTGGCCAATAGTCTAAAGGAATGTATCTTTCAATACTACCAGAAGTCATTACCCTATTTGTACCGTCACTTGATACTGCAACAAACATTCCGTTACCATAACAAAGTGCTTCCCAATCATTTGATGCGACAGCGTTGGATACAGTAGTCCAGTTTATACCATCAAACGAGTATTCAATATCTGTACCTGAATGAGGTAGCGCTATAAACTTACCCCTTCCATAATAAAGTGCTCTTGACAATATACCCGATGTAGAAGTTGTCCAAGAAGTCGCATCTGTAGAGTAAGCAAATTTGTTTGTGCCCGAGTTTGCTCGCGCAACAAATCTTCCGTTACCATAAGCAACTTCATAATATTGTCCAGTAACAGATACAGCAGTCCATGTAGAACCATCAGTACTATACCCGACGTCAGCAGCGTTTCCAACACCAACCCAACGTCCGTTACCATAAGCAAGGCCAATTGGATCGGGGTTTGCTGGTTTTATTCCACCATCATTATACCAAGTTATCCCATCAAAACTGTAAATAGGCCAGGATGAATTAAATGCAGCAACAACAAATCTGTCCTTAGCGTATATTACATCGTAATAACTATTATCTCTATCTGTTAGTCTTGTCCAATTGTATCCGTTAGGAGAAACCATAATATTATCACCGGCAGAGTCTGAACCAACAGCAACAAACATCCCGTTTCCATACGCTACTGCTTCCCACTCTCCTGTAGTTACTGGTACAGCCGTCCAGTTGATACCATCAGTAGATACCATCACTCTATTGGTACCGCTTATAGCAACAGCCACAAAAGTTCCATTCCCATAGCACACATCCATCCACTTATTTGCTTCAGCAGCACTTCTTGCTGCCCATATAATACCTACTGTGTCATCTACTGCAAACGTAATAGTAGATCCAGACTCCGAAAGAGTGACATTATTCCCGGCCTGAAGAGTTACTGCTGTTGACCCAGAAGTGTTAGACTGAATTAGAGAGGTAGTAGAAGTTCCAGCACCTACTGTTAAAGAACCTTCATTAGATAATGATCCATCAACTTCTGTGGCAGTAATTGTAATATTTCCACTGGTAGCAGATAACGTATTAATCCCTCCAGCAGTAATTGTAACGTCTGTTCCAGTTGAAGAATTTAATGTAACCGGAGAAGAACTACCTGAAAATGTAAGATCGGCAGTGCTACTTGAAGAAGCAATAGTTACTACTCCATCAGAACCAGTGCCTGTAGTTGTCAAGGTAATTCCAGAACCTTCTACTAATTGAACAGAACCTCCACTATTAGAAAGAGTAACTGTATGAGAAGTCGCATCACTCGAGTTAGTAATTGTTTGATTAACATTATCTAAATAAGGACTTAAATCTACACTTTTAAATGGTTGATTATCACCACTAATAGAAGCCCTTAGGGTATTTGATACAATTTCAAAAGTATCTAAAACCTGACTGTCTGTATTGTCTAAATAAGAAGATAGGTCTACAGAAGAGAAAGGAACACCGTCATTAAGCAGTGATGCTCTCAAAGTGTTACTGACTATTTCAAAAGTATCTAATCTCTGTATTTCATTAGTAGTTGACCCGTCAACTTCCGTCGAGGTTACTGTAAAAGAAGGATAAGTTCCAGTCACATTGCTTATTCCTGCTCCTGTAATTGAAACTACTTGATCTGGAGCGCTATTAGTTATAGTTACGTTAGATGCTGTTCCAGAAAGACTAATCCCCGTACCTTGAGTTAGAGTTACATCAGACCCTGTTGAAGAAGTTAAAGTTAAGGGGCTTGAGGTACCACTTATAGCAAGATCAGTACCTACATTTACGTAAGAACTTAAATCTACTGTTTTAAATGGCTGATTATCATTAAGAAGACTCAAACGAAGAGTATTAGAAACAATCTCAAACGTATCTACTGTTTGAATCTCATTAGTTGTGGATTGGTCTGTTGCTGTTAAGGTGAACGATGGGTAGGTTCCAGACACAGAAATACCACCGCCATTAGATATAGAAACAGTTTGGTCTGGACTGGAATTCACTAAAGTAGTTCCACTAAAGGTAAGACCTACACCAAGAGTAATTTCACTTACGTTTGCTGTAGATCCAGTAGGGTTTCCTAAAAGAGTTTGAGCAGATGCTTGTTGCATCTTAGCATAAGTGATTTGGTTGTTACCTACGTGAATAGTAAGAACATTCAAAGTGTCTAAGAAAAGACCCCCTGGAATCCAGTTAGACCCATCAGAAGCGTAGAAATATTTAGACCCGTTGACATCTACTGTTTTTAAAATGATTGAACCTTCTACATCTACAGCAGGAAGGGGAGTAATTATATCTAAATCGTAGACTTGAGCACTACTTCCTGAACCAGCAGGAAGAACTACAAAACTTTGAGGGATAGAGTCATTAAAAAGAGATATGTAAAGCGTATCATTTGATACTCTAAACGTGTCTACATATTGAAGGTAAGTATCGTCGTTGTAGTCTTTATGGGGAATACTAAGTGAATCATAGGTAGCACGATAGTCTGCATAGTATCTCGCGTCATTACCTCGGATGTTTACTCTATCTGGACTTGTAGTAAAAATGTTAACTCCACTACCAGATATATCAAGTCTATTGGTACCACCAATATCGTTTTGTTTAAGAGTAATAGAATCTGGAGTAAATCTTGCTTGTGCTCCATATACAGTCAAGTCATAAAGAATATCAAAATAAGCAGAATCTTTATCACTCAAAAAAGTTATACCAGAGTCTATAATTGCTTCGTGATGATAAGTTACAGTATTTGATGGGCCATATATACCACCACCAGAAGAAGCACTTAAACCCGTAAGAACAGTAAATGCAGCAGGTTGAGCATCTCCTTGTAAAGAGATGAAAAGAGTATCATTACTTAGATAAAAAGAATCTATCACTTGAATTTCATTAGTTACTGAAGCATCAACTTCAGTAGAAGTAATAGTAAAGTTAGGATACGTCCCTGTGATACTTGTGATCCCTGCACCAGTAAGAGTTACCGTCTGGTCTGGATTTGAGTTAGTTATAGTAAAGTTAGGGTATGCTCCTGATGTAGTAATACCAGTACCTCCTGTGAGAGTTACTGTCTGGTCAGGAGCAGTATTAGTAATAGTCGAACCTGTTACATTAATACCAGTTCCTCCTACGTAAGGAGTTATACCGCAGTTTAAACACTGCCATGAAGTACCATTATGCCAGTACAGGTTGTTAAGGTTATTAATAACAAACTCCGGCTCTCCGTATTTAGGTGTAGACACGGGGGCTGAATTAGAACTAAATCTACCAACCATAGAACCTGCTAAAGTCCATACAGAATTGGTTCGATTATACCTCCATATTCTCGAAGTAGTCAAGTCAATAGCCCATTCACTATCATATTGAAGGCGAGGGTTTCCAGTAGGCTGACCATTTGTGTAAATAATAGCAGCACCCTTTCCTACATTGGTTACCTGAGAATAGGTCAAAAACGGAAGAAAAATAAAAAGAATTGTTTTGATAAGTTTATTCAACATTTTCAACAAGTTTTTTTGGTGTACCATAAGGCATACCGTAAGTGTTATCTAATGAGAGGTAGTAAATCTGACCAATCTCTACTCCATCGTCAAAAGCAGCCTGGTCATTCATATAAAATTTAGCAACTGCGGTTTCTCCGGGTAACAAAGTTCCATCAGAGGTAACTATACCTATAAATTGAGTAGTTACAGAAGGAGTCGTGGTTGTAGAAGACGGAAGAAATGCGTGATTAATCATTACGTAAGAATGAAGAAAATCCTCCCATTTTACTTTGGTACATCCTATACCAAAAAATCTGGTAAGTACGTATTGATAAAATCTATAAAACCAACTACATTTTGATTTATCCAGAGATAATTTCATATAAGTCTTTTAAAAATTTATTACAATCGGTGTCATAATATTTAAGTGCTCGATTAAGCCTATAAATATCGTATGATATACGAGTAATTCTTGCAGGAGTAGCAGTTAACTTTTCTTCTTTAAGGGCATTCTTTTTACTTTCAATTTCTTCTTGAGTAAAATGACACTCTTGATCTACTACAGGAGCAACAAACTCTCGTCTTACGCTAACATAATGTCCTTGTTTTGCACATGATGTACAAGCCATATCTTGATCTATTGAATGATTAACAGGTTGAACAGGAATATTTTCTGAATCCTTTTTCCACTTGGTTATAAATGGTAGCAGCCTCTTCGTATTTTCCACAACATTCTGCCATAAACTTAGCGGAGTCGAGAAGTTGGAGCAATACATATATATCTTGATGCCAATCGTGATGGCTATTAAGGTTGTGACCAGGATTTTCCAGTGCTCCAGCAACATTGCATAATATTTTTTTCTTTAAATTAACTATTCTAAAATGGTAATGGTCTTTATAAAGACAATCGTTAGGGTGCACAGATTGCCTGATCTTCCAAAGACCATCTGGTAAAACAGGCATAAATTCAAAACTTGTAGCATCAGTCCATCCTAAAGCATTACTATTAATATAAATAGTAGAAAGTATAGGATAGATTAACGTATAAGTCGTTGAGAAGTTAGGTGGAGTAATTTGAAGTAAAGGCGATGCTACTTCTACATCGGAGTTGTATTCAGACACATCTTGTAAATAGAGTAGTTTTTCATTCGAAGTGTCTATGAAGAGAAGATCAAGTTGTGTCTGATTCATTTATGTATGTTTTTGATTTAACTGTTGTAATGTTTGATAGTTAAACTGGTCTGATGTGTCTGCTGCAAGAAGTTGACAAGTAGCGTTTAAAATTTCAATCAGAGAAGATCCTTTAAACTCCGGGTTTATGTCTGTTGTAGTAACTCCGTTTACATCTGTGAATCCATTCGCCATGTTTATCGGAGTAGGATACCTATAATATACTAAATTTACTTTACTAATACTAAAAGTATTTTCAATATCTGTGTAAATTCTAAGTTTATTTCCAATTAAAGTACATAGGGTCTCACCCCAATCAAAAGAAGGTTTCCAAAAAGCATCTCTAAGAAGAGTGTTTATATCTCCTTCTTTCTTGAGTATGTTTCTCATTTCACAAGGAGCATAAGAAACAGATCTTTTATAATGAAAATAATCTTCAGGTAGATTAATTTCATAATAATTAGAACCATTTTTAGAAGGCGTTTGAGTAGAGTCTTTTAGAAGTTGTTGTACTTCATCTTTTCTAACAATATTAGTTTCTCCTAATTTGATTCTATCTTCAGCCCACTGAAGTTGTTGTGCATTAAAAGCCTTTACAAAGACGTGTTTTTGAATGTTATCTCCAAAATTAGTCCCTAATCTATTCAGGCGATGCTGCATATATTCATAACACTCTAATACAGTCATAAGTAGATAAATAAAGAGGGAGTAGGAGTAACACCCCCACTCCCTCTGGTTAGTTAATCAGGGTTGTTTAGACCCAGTTTTCCAATTTTGCGTTGGGGAACGCACTTGCTACCAACTGTTTTACGCTGGTTACTGTATTAGCATCGTTTTGATTTACAAAAAGAGTTACACAGTGACGGCGGTTGGAGTGAGAGGTGGTAGTGTTTTGAACATAATCTTCATTGAAGTACACATCTATTGCGTAGTAGAAATCTTCAATGTTTACACCAAGTTTTACACCTTCACGAGCCAAGAAGAGTTGGTTGGTTTTATCCGTCTGATTAACCCAGGGTTCTTTGTTATAGAAACGATCAGTGATGATACGCTTGATAACATCGTCACCACGAAGTTGACGGAAAGTAGCACGTTGAGCATGAAGCCAAGTGGGAGAGTTGTAAGAACAAACACGAGTGGCATCATCATCACGATATACACTAACTACCAATTCAACAGGTTCTTTTTCCAGATAAGTTGCAAAGTCATAGCCTGCAAACTTGTCAAGAAGTTCAGTAGTAGGAAGAGTCTCGAATTTAATACCGCACTGGCAGCACACATCTTCTGCTACAGGAGGAGTAGGGCAACCAGTGGTCTCATCATAAGTCCAACCTTCACAGATGTCTACTTTCCAAGGCTGACCTTTAAAAGCAGGAAGTACACTAAAGCGGGGTGCAGGAGAAGTATCACAATCATCTTTAAGATACTCGGTGTTGTACTGGCTTACTTTGAGTTGCATTACACAACCGGAAGGATCATTAGCATCACCGAGTTTCAAAGAATCAGCAACTACTTCAGCAAGAGCACCGTAGAAAGTTTCTGCTTCAGCAAGCAAATATCCTGAATTTGCTCCTGGATCATCACAGTTATCAGAACCCAAAGAAAGAACCAAATCACGTTGTACTTTGTACACAGTCTCAATAGAAACCCATGCAGTAGAAGTAGAACCACCTTGACAACGAGCAGGAACAGTACCCAAAGAAGTAATAACTTTAAGGTTGTTTACCAGAGAGTCTTCGAGTTCAGTTGTGCTAACAAGATACCAGGTAGCAGTGTCGGAAGTAGTAGAGATTTTAGTACCACTTGTTACGTCAGTCCAGATACCTTGAATAGTACCGAGAGTTACCAAGGGGCCATCTTCACCACCCACCTCAATGATGTAAGCATAACCTGCGTCAAGTTCAGTAAATCCAGAAGGACATTCACCACACTCATTTACAAAAGTTACACTCTGCTGAGTAAATGCAGAAGGCAAACCTGCTGTTTTAATAATCTCATAGGTTGTGTAAGGAGCCTTGCGAGATACAACAGTAACCTTGTTGCTTGTGTATTGATTCTGAACAGCAGAAAGAGCGAGTTCATCACCATTATCACAAACGGTCAAGTGATACTTAACAAAGTTGGTTTTGGTCAAACCAGCAGGTTCTTCACCACATTTAGTGATTTTAGAAGCCTTGAAGAAACGAGATACCCACAAGGAGTTGTTAAAACTGTCTACAAGGGCATCCATGTACTTGTAACAATCTTCACCTGTATTGCATTCAGTTTGAGTACAGTTATCACAGCAATCTGTGCTGAACTCAATTACTTCACGCATTTCACCAGGGAAAATGTTACGAACAGGACGACCCTTAACTTCTACATGAAACATGTAGGTCTTGCCACATTCGAAATTAAGAGACTGACACGGAGAAAGAGTACCGTTATAACCCAAATAATAAACGTTGGGTTTTTCAGTCATTTTGGGAACCTGATAACGAAGAATATCCACTTTAGCAGGAGGGATAAGTTCCGTGCGAAAGTTAACATCTGCGTTGTTCGGGTTAGAGAGACGTTCGGGTTTACTATTTTGAGTAAACTGACGTTGGTTGGGTGAACCTACAGCAAGGTAAACACGACGTTGTTTTGAAACATCTCCAGATGCAAGAGTTTTATGAGTATCTTCATTAAAGACACCCAACTCAAAAGGGAGAAGGTTTTCAATAGATTTGTCTGCGCTCGCCACACTTCGTACAACCCAAGAAGTAGGAATTGCTTTTGGAAACATAGTTAGTTAGTTTGTTAAAGAATTAAAAAATTAAGAAAGTTCATAAGACTTGAGTTGTGCAAAAATTGAAGTGGGAGAATCATCTTTCAAACCAAGACCCAAAATGTCTTGATTTTTAGGATCAGTTAAAAAACGAATAACTTCTTCTTCATTCCTCCCAAGTGGTGTTTGTGTAGCATATACTACATATTGACCATTTTGATTTCGGATTATATTACGATAGATAGCATCACGAATAGCCACTACAGTTTTAAGATATTCAGGATCAATCTTTAGCGCGTCAGAAAACTGTTTTGCATTACGGTAGTTAGACTCAATGAAATCGTGCAACTTATCAAATGCAATAGACATGTTATCTCCAACACCTACAGTAACACCAAGAATGTATTTAGCAACAGTAAGAAGACGTTTATTATTAGTCTCCTTCATTTTGCTAAGTTCAGAAAAGGCTTGAAGTTTTGTCTCTTTAAACTTCACTCTTTCTTCTACTTCCTGGTTTTCATCTTTTACTACAAACTTAAAAGTATCTACAGGGCTTTCTTCAAGGACTGCTTCGTTTATAGCAACAATCCCCATACCACCGTTTGCTTTAAGAATATGAAGATCAAAGGCATCTTTTTTATTACGAATGTCATACGCAGTTACATCGTGACTGATTTTTACTTCGTAATTAGATAAAAACTCTTGACCTTCTGGAGTATCAAATTTGTAACCAAAATAAGCCTCAAAGTCTTCTTTTTGTTTTTTATCCTTGAAGCCAAGATTAAATTGATTGTTTACAATAGGAATTTCCATAGTTGTTTCACAATCAGGAAAAACAGACATACCAAGTTTTTCGAGTCCCATAAGGAGAGCGTCTTGGTTGGGTTTGCGTTGTTGCATCAACATTGCCATATTAATATTCTTTAGATTGTTGGTTATTAATTATTACTTGTTAAGTACTTAAAAAACCCGGCAGTATGATTACTCAGGGACTGCCGGGGTATGAGAAAAAATCAATTACCCAAAATAGGGTTCGAAAATAGGACGACCTGTACGAGGATTGTAAGGCTTAATCAACAAAGATTTCGTGGGATCTTTTACCCAATACATCTTGTGACGTTTTTCAATATACACTTCAAAACCAGGAACACCAGGGCCACTTGATTGGTATGGGCCACCTCTGGAAGTAGAGTAGTTGGGGTTATCCATGTAATTCATACGACCGTTTACGTAGAAGTGATTGAAATCACGATCGGGGCCGTAGATAATTTCGTGGATATTGTCGTTTTGAGCACTCAAGTCATCTACGATAAACATATAAGAACTCAAACGGTGTCCATCTACCATTGGGTTTTCCAGTTCATTAGCCTGAATAGGATCAAGTGCGGGAATGTGCACAAACTCTACTACACCAAAAGACATCCGGTACGAAGAGAAGTAAGGAGCATCCAAGTGAAGTTTCTGGTTATCAGAACCAGATACATACTTGTTGGAATCCCACGTCATGCTCAACTGTTGAGCAGTATCAAGAATCTGACCACGTACCAATTTAAGACCGCCCAAACCAGTACCAATGCGAATTACATTAGTACCATAGGGATCAATTTTGTCTTTCAAACGAGAGGTAAGCCAAGCATCCAGTTTTTTGAGAGTAAACTTGGGAATATTGTAGTTGTAGGTAGGCCCAAGGTTCATCTGGTGGAAAAGACCAATAGGAAGACGTACTTGAGTTTTACCTTCTACGTCAAGAGTACCACCGGCACCCCACATTGCATAAAATTCAACGTCGCGCTCTACGTGAACCATTGCAAGAGCCTCTACTTCAGGAATCCAGATGTTTTTAACAATATCTTTCTGAAGAGCACCCATGTCACCTTTGTACGCACCTACGAGAGTACTGAAATCAGCAGTACCACTACGAGAAATATCCCAAGCAGCACTACCGGGTTTGAGTTGGTACATTTCAATTACCTTGCGGTACTGTTGAAGACCAAAGGTTGCGGTCTTACTTACCTTGGAAAGAGCAGCATCACGAGTTACAGTAAAGTGCACGTTAGCAATACCTTCACCTACATAGTTGTAGAATTCACGGTAGCCAGATTTAATCGAACCAAAATCATTGTAAGTTTGACCATACTCACCAAGAACAGAACCAATCTGGAAGTAAATGGTACCTGCTTGCAAGTAATCTTTGGGGAACCACTTAAGTTTCTTGTTGGTCGTGTTCAATTTTACAGTGTAGATAAAGCCATCACCATCACCACGAATCTCGTCGGCAGTTACATAAAGTTCTACGCCAGAGAATTTTTCAGGGGTGATGATTGCACTGTTACCAAAAGTACGTTTGTTCAATTTAATTTTAAACGTAGTACCTTCAATACCGGGTTTGTCCATACCGCTTACATCTTCAATAATGTAAGTAGGTTGATCTGCTACCGGAGTTTTCCAAGTAAAGATATGACCATCCATAAAAAGTTGACGGTTTTTACCTTTACCAATTAAATCCCACATACCCGGACGCTCCATATAACCAGTGGTAATCCACGGAGTAATCATTCCAAGGTCAGTGGCATCCTGTGCTCGACCTGCTTCCATCTGCATAAGATGGGCTTTGTCAAGGTGAACATGATAATCATACTCCCGTGTCTGGAGGTAGATACCATTGTTCAAAGTTAGTGGAATTGCCTGATTTGCCATTGTGTGTTGTTAAGTAAAATTAATTGTTAATTTTTAAAGTTTTAAATTTTTAAAGTTTTAAATTTTAGGAAATGGATAATATTTGTTTTCTTTTTCTTCTTTTTGAGGTTTGTGTGCAGCACCACCACCAATTTTCAGCCCATTACTTTTTTTAATATCGTTCACAACTTCGTTGGTAACTTTAGTAAGTGCTCGCTTTGAATATACTTCTTCGAACTTTTTAGGATTAGTAAGAAGTAAAGTGGCTAAAGCAAGGTTTTCTATAGATCCGTTTTTGTCGTATTTATTATAGAAAATAATTGCTTCTAAAGGAGTCATGGTTGCTTTCTTACCACCGTGGGTTGTTACTTGCATTTCGTCGTTGGTAAGAAAAGAATAAATTTGAGTAATATCGTCTTTATTCAATTTAATACCTCCGATTTCTCCTTTTTTCAAAGTCTCGATAACTTTGTTTGTGTAAGTTTCAGATGCTTGATTTTCAATTTCCCTAAGCACCTTTTGTTCTTCTTCTTTTTGTTTTGCTATACTTTCTGCTTGAAGATCAAGTTTGGGTTTAATTCTCTTTGCTTCCTTTTCCATTAAACCTGCTTCTTTCAACTCTCCAATTTTCTCGTTAATTTCTTCTGGAGTAAACTTGTCTTCACTTTTGTACCACTGTCGAAGAATTTTTTCCTGATCGTATTCGTTTTCTACACTTAAACTTTTAATTGAATTTTCTTCAATCAAAGTTTTCAAAAATCCCTCTACACCTTCTCCTTTTGCGTTAAGATCATAAGAAATGATCTTTTTAGAATACTCTGTCAACGATCCAAAAAAGTCTTCAAAATGTTCTTCTACTTTTTTAGTTACGTTGTGCTCAACAAACTTCGCAAGTGTTTCTTCTGTAACAGGTTCGTTTTCATCAAAACCATCCCATACTTCTTTGTAACCAAGATCAGCAAGAGTATTGATTACATTTACGTAAAGATTAGAATCAGGAGTTTCTTCACTTTCTTCTTCTGTAGTCGGACTTAGATTTATCTTAAGTTCTTCACCAGAATCATCTACTCCTGGTTTTTCTTGTTCTTTTTGAGTTTCTTTTTTTTCAGGTGTGTCTTCTGATTTAAAATCAGGAGTAACCAGGTTTGAAAACTCTTTGTCATCTATAACTTCTGGATTACTAAAAGATAATGTTAGACTGTTTGGTTGGATTTCCATAAAATGTTTGTTAAAGTTAAGTACTAAAGTATTTTAAAACAAGTGTTAATAACTAATAATCAATGTGTAAGTTTTTAAGAAACTTCATCATCGTGATGATGAATTACTTGGAATATTTATTTTTGTTGGTTTTAGCAATAAGAACATCGTTTTGAGACTTCCTTAAGTCTGCAAGAATTTTCTCTCTGTCTATTTTAAGTTTTTCTCTTTCAAGTTCCATTTTCTTATTATTAGCATCTTGTGACATCTGTTGGTTCTGACGAGACTCTAACAGTTTATTAGTATCTTGATTGATCTTAGCCAAGAAAGTATTGTAAGAATTCTTTTCTTTTTCTTGCACTTCCCTTAGTTTAAGGAGTTGTTCAAAACCATCTCCTTCAGAGAATTGAGACTGACCAATAACTCTAATTTCAGCAATCCTTTCATTGGATTCTCTATCAAGTTGATTTTGACGAGAGTCTTCTTCCAGTTTAGCCTTAAGTTGTCTTTCTTGAGACTCTATTTGTTGCTGAACTAAAGATTGTTCTTGTTGGAATTGCTGTGCTTCTTTTAAGTTCTTTTCAACAGAGAGGTCTTTTAACTTGGAGTAAATTTGAGAAACACTTTTACTCGAAAGTGCAGTTACTTTGTCAAGTAAGTCTGCACCCATTGTATTGTCTTGAAGTACAAGGGTTTTAATAGTTTGGATAATTGAATTGTCATCCATGTTTGAAGAAACATAAACACCAAGATTATACATATCCAGATTAGCGGGGATATTAAACAGTTGTCTTTCTCCCTCATCTGATATGTACATTTTAGTAGGATTGTTTCCTTTAGCATCGTGGTAAGCAGCACAATTAAGCATTGTTTGTCTTACTTGCTCAAACATAGAAAAATGCTCGTCGTATAAAGGCTTGAGTTGAGTCACGCTTCTTTCTATGCCTTGTTGAATACCTGTTGCTGTTTCACTTGGAGAAATATCTCCGAGCATTTGAGGAGAAATCCCTACTTGCATTAGACATTCGTTTTTACAGATTTCAGCAAGTTTTGCTTTATCTATAATTTCTTGAGTAACAGTAAGGTCTACTTCTTGACCATACCCACCTGTAGCAAGACTGGATTGACCAGTATTCATCATAGAAGTATCTACGGGGGCTATTCCAGTATCTCTTGCTACAAGTGCCCACTTTAAAACGTTATGTCTTCCCCATTCTTCATTCATGGATTCCTGGGGGATAACGTTTTGATTCATTAAGAAAAACTTACCTATCTCTCCCTTGACTAATTGTTCGTTACGATTCCACAAATAATTATAGAATACTTGCCAAGGTTTACACTTGTCTACGATAGTTACGGATTCATTATACTTATTAGTTCTTGGGCCTCCGTGAACAGGAATATAAGAACCAAATCTATATTCTGGTTTAGAAAGTTGAAGTGGGTACTTTTCAAGTACTACCCAAATGTCATCGTTGTTATCAGGGTTGGGGTTAGTTGTCAAGTTAATTTTGACTGCTCGCCACAACTCATTGGTGTAAAACCATTCAATATGTTCTCCGTGAACTAATGTGCGTTCTGTTTTTTCATTAAGTACTGTAGTATCGTACAGAGGCTTCACGGTGGGTTTATAAGTTTCATCTACTATTTCTGAAAACTTCTCCCCTTGTGTAGCAATAGTAAGTTTACCCAACTTCCTTGGGACTTGAAGATACATGTTACACACTTCTACTAACCTTTCTTTATATTCTCCGCCTCTGTATTTATCATCGGTGTATCTTGTGTTCGCTATATCTCTGAAGGCTAAGTAGTTTTGAGCAGCAGCAATATCACCAGGAATATCTAAATTGTATCTTTCGTTGGTCTTGGTAGTTAAAAGAGTTCTGTAGTGAATGTGAAGGTTTTGCAGTTTTTCTATTCCTTCTTCATTTAAGAACTGACCAAATCTCGTAATCAAATTAAGTGGAGATTCGTATTCATGCCACATAAACATAATAGACTCCGACACATCATCTGCATACGGAGTCTTTAAATAAGCACAATATCTTGGATCAAGTAGTTGAGGTTTGTAATCTGTGTCTGTTAGATGGACATGGACATACGGATGGTCAGTTACTAACTTATTAAAAAAGACCTGCTTCTCAAGATCAGCCATTTTAAATCTGCGCTGATCCATTTGAATAGTGTGATTAGCCCAATTTTCACACTCCAACCTAAAGTCTTTGTTCATATATTTTTGAACTTTAGGCATCTGCTGAAATAACTCTTGTTGTTGTTGAAACACATCAGGTTGAGTTTCAGGAGTTACTCCTTGTTGTTCTAATTGAGCATTAAACTGTTCTTGAAGAGGTTGAATCAAAAGTTGACGAAGAATGTTATTTTTTTCTTCTATCACTTCGTTAATAGCCTCTGGATTTACTGCTATAGCAGAATAATTAGTATAAGTTTTAGAAAGTTCTCCTACAAGCGAATTAACAATATTAGGTACTATAGGAAAAAACTTTAAATCATAATCTAAAGAATCTCCACCAAGCATTTCTAATTCTTTTCTATATTCCGCTTGTTCTTTAACATAGTCACTGGTGTCTATTACTCCATAGGCTAAATTAAACTTTTTTACAAACTGATCTCTGTGGCGATTAATTTGCTGTCTACCTATCCACTCGTAGTGATACACTAATTGCTTGATTAGAAAGAAATCATCTCTTTGTTTTTCTTCTTCAGAAAGAACAAAAGAGTAATCTATTGTACCGTCTGTATTATGTTGGGTGCCCGGAATTACCTTTTTAGGTAATTTAGGTTTCATCCCAAGTTGGGGTCGTTGATTCGATGCAAAACTCTTCATGGGCTTAATATAATTAATTTGGAGTTAATTAGCAAATTATTTAGAAGGTTTATTTGTTTAACCAAAATGAGATTTTAATTTTTTAAAATGACCTTGAGTATTTTGAGTAACAAAAGTACTTGGTAATTTAGTAATTAGTCTTTTTGGTTCTTGCTTAAACGGGTTTTTCATCCCTGTGATAATGTGACGATTAGTATCAGATTGTACTGCTAATAGGGCTAAAAGATTTGCTACAAGTCTATCTGTATTTAGTTTGGGGTTATACTGAAGCATTTCTTTTATCCACATTGAGTCTTTTATTTTAGAAACATTATAGATGTCTTTAGACTCACCTGTTTCCATATCAAAAGAAGTTGCTATAGGAAGTTGCAACCAGGCAATTACTTTTTCTAAAGCCCTTGTTTTAAGAGGGTCTATCATCCTTACTCCTATTTCGTCTCTTACAGTAGAGTTGGGAGTTAGTTCGTTGATTACAGTAAGTTCTCTTCTTCTCATTAAAAATCTTGCTTTACCCTGACGAATAACCCATTCCGTAAAGTCTTTAACGTTGGATTCTACTGCTGTACGAGCATTGTACCATTCGATAATTTTAAGACACTGTTCATAAGTATCTCTCACGTTCCTGTGTCTTCCTATATACTGACAGACAGGATAAGGTTCTACTATTTTACCATCTCTTTCGTGTGTACCTATCCATACTGAAATAGCCATCAAAGAAGTAGAAGTAGAAGTGTCCAGATTATAAATAGGATCTATTCCTGCATAATAAAGACCAAAAGGAGGTTTGTCAATAGGAAATTCGTAGACTACAATGGCTCCTTTGTTGTTTTCGTTAGGATTAGGTTTTATTTTTGAGATTGGAACATCATCACAGAATTTGTGAGTGATCTTTCCGTGGAAGTCTCTTTCTAACGAAACTATAATAGGCTTTTCTCCAATAAGGAGTTTTTCTTGCTCTTGTAGTAAAGAAATAGGAAACGGATTAGTGTCTCGTTGCTCAAATGCCTCTTGAATAGTTAAAGGATGCTGAGAAGACCATATTTTAAAATCTCTTTCATTTAGAGATTTTTTTTGTTTTTGATACCAAATATCAAAATATTTAGCCGCCTCGGTAATATCTGAATTCCCATCACTATCGTAACACCTTACCACTTGTTTTGTGTGCTCGTCTACATACACAAAATTAAATAACTCTTGTACGAAAAAACATATTTTATCTGGGTGGGGTCTATCACTGAATACGTCGTCTATTCCTAAAAACCCATTTCCTTCTGGATTGAAAGCGAATTCTTGCAGTGGGGCACAGTCTTTTAATTCACCTACTGCTCCAGAAACATACACCATACCTGTTTTTACATTACCTATTCTAATGTTTTCATCGGCATAACGATAACTTTTATCTAAAGTGGGGTTAATACCAGACTCTTCAAAAAACAGTTTGTGCCCAGGCCCACCCACAGGTTTAGTGGGATTCATTTTGGTAGTAAATCCCTGTAAAACAGAATGATTACCTTTAAATATAGTTTTTTTACTTGAAGTTCCTTCTGTTATAGCGACTCTTTGTTTCCACTCCAGACTACTGTCGGGGTTAAAATTCCTGTACCAAGCAGTGTGTGTATTCAGATGGTTTCTATACCCATCCGCTATAGACCATGCTCCTTTTGTATGTGTTTCATCATACGCAATGATTTTATTGATTGTTTTCTTTTCAAACCAAAGGGATTTTAACAAAATTGATGCATGTTTTAATGTGTTATGAGTCGGAATAAAATCTTTAGTTAAATAAAGATGCTCCTCGTCTTCAATGTAAATACAAGTTGACTCCTCTTGGTAATCCAGTTTTTTTATGCTTACAATTGATGTGTCACTAAAATAATCTTTTGTTTTGCACAAAAGTTGTCTATCGAGTTTTCTTTTTAATTTAAAAAGAGGAAATCTTCTTTTCAACCTTACTCTGTAATAATCCGCGTAGTTTTTATTATTAGTATGTTTAAACTTGTCAATAACAGCACCTATACCTAAACTTCTCGCCAAGTGGGCAACATCATTTGCGAGTTGTTCACTAACTGTAGTAAAATGTATGTCATATCCTTTACTGTTGATATAACCATCGGTATCCATCAACCCATGCAATAAATTTAACCGATCTTCAAAATCAGAAAAAAGGTAATCTTTCGGAATAAATTTAGAATAACAATCCGAAGTATGTAGATTATATTCTTCTAAATATCTTTTGAGGGGATTTACTCCAAACTGATGGTTCTTAAAAGAAGAATTGTTTTCTTTATCAAATCTTTTTTTATATTTTATGTTGCACCGCCAGGAAGCATTTCCTTCTCTTTTATCCTTTGAACCATATTCATAATCTTCTCCCAGGTATTTAATTACGTTATCAAATATCTCTTGATCCGAAGAGCACAATTGGACAGAAGGCTTATTTGTAGAACCATCTCCTATCAAGCATCCTAATACATAAGGGTGTATTTTTAATTCTTTTTTTTCAAATTGTACAGGATCAATCCCCAAAACTTTATACAGATAAGCGTTATATTCTTTTATTCCGTCTTTAGTTTTAGCCGCAGATTTACCCACTATTTTTCTCTCTAACAATTCTTTTAAACTAAGAATAGATACAGTTTGCTTCTTACCTGTGCCATGCTTCACTTGCCAAAGGTGATTTAAATCGCATCGTACTTTTCTACCATCTAAAAATTCAACTTCATATATGTCTCGTAAGCCTTGAGGAAAAATATCTAAAACAGGAGTCAGTGTGCCTTTTGGAGTAAATACTAAATCCCCCACCTTAATATCTCCTATTTTTTTCCATCCATCTTTACACAAAACTGCTTCCGAATTTGGCTGCGCGTATCCACATTGTCTTTTTTTTACAACGCAACTATTCTTACCTAATAAATTACAAAGTTCTAAATACAAATAAAAATGAAAGTCTGAATCCCATACCTCAGCATGAATTTCTTTTTTATCTATTTTTGAATAGATAGGATTAAAGTTTAAATACCAATAATAATCTCCTGTTACATAAAAATTATCTATAATTATACCTTCTAAACATTTTCTTTTTTCTAAATCCCAAAAACTCTTGTAGTCCTTGGAAGTAGGGTGATAGTCACAGTATTTCCCGTCTTTTTGAAATTTTATAGCATTTGGTCTAAACAGGTGAGTATTTACGAGATTATATTGACCTGGAAATTTAAACTGAGACTGTACATATGCTAAAAAAGACTGGTATGTATCAAATGAAAATTCACTCCAGATGTTTTTGTCAGAATTATATTTCAATAGTGTTTTATACATTATTTGTGATTTGTTTTAGTCTATTCTAACTCGTCAATACCAAATTGTGCAAACCCTCGTCCCTTTTGAATTTCTTGTTTATAAGCATTTTCTGCTTCTTGATAAGCCTTCAGGATTTGAGGAAGAGATTTAATAGTAGATACTACTTGAGTAAGATTTCCTTCTCTACCATCGGAGATTTCTGTTTCTTCCAAGAATTTAGAAATGTTTTCTACTGCTGTTTTGGCTCCTTTAAGAATCTTTCTAAGAGGTGATTTGTAAAGAAGGTTTGCTTTTTCCAAGGCTTCTATAAACTCAAGAGAATTAAGATACTCTTGAACTGGCACATCTTTTAGAACCTGTTCTTCTCTTTCTAATTCTGAAAGATTCATATAAGGAGATTCAGGATCAGTTAAAGCCCATATATACATAAAAGGTAAAGTGTCCCCACCGGAATACTCCAGTAGGGACTTGAATTCAGGTATACCTAATATACTTTCGTCTATAATGACACTATTTTGACTTACAGTTATTATTCTTGGAATCATAGAATCATGGAATTATAATTACTTAATTGGTTGAGATTGAAAGAAAGTAGCACCAAACTGCCGAAGAATATCAATAAATTCTTTTTTAGTAATATTGATATTGTATTGATTTCTTTCTTGACCGTCTCTTGTGTAATAGTCTACGATAAGAACAGCGCAATCTTTTTCTTTATCCCAATCTTCTGAAAAACCAGAGAAGACTTTATCGGCAAGATTAATTGTATAGGTCTTATACTCGGTTTTATATTTAGGTTCTATGGGTTTTTTTGCTTTATCTCCAAAACCCATACGCTCAAACTCTTCCAGTTGATTTTGATATTCTTCAAGGTCTTGTTCGTATTGTTCTATTTCTTTACGAGAAATAGTACCGCTAAGAACCTTGAGATCTATAAAGGCGTGGTCAGATAGTACTTCTGCAACATCACAGGTTTCCACGATATAATTTGCGTTAACTTCGTTAGTATTTTCCATCAAATAAATTTAGTTGATTTGTTGATTTAATTTTATCATCCCAATCTTTAAAAAGATTTTTTGCAAATTCATTTGGTTCGGTGTTGTAATCTAATATTCCTTCACTGATAGGTGTGTCTGGTACAAACATTGCTGACTTTCTACCTTGCCAATTTACACCCCATTTGTTATTTTCAGTTTCAAGATGAATACCCATTATCTCAGGGATTAGAACTCTTTTTTCTCTATCCCACTGGTTAGCAAAAACTATATCACAATGGTCTGCTCCTTTACATTCTGAAGGGTATTCTGTGAATTGACTTTTGTGCGCTAACTGAAAGAATCCTAAAGGTTTCCATCCAGTAAATTTACCGTTATCTCCTTGTTGTCCGTAATAATGGTTTATTCGAGATCCAAACTCACCACCTGCACAAAGCCACGAACGTTACCTGCCATTTTAAGACAGACACCTAATCGTTCCATTCTTGACATTCAGTTATATCATATTGCTTAAATACACCACGACCATCGGTATTAGTGATAATCAAAGCAAGGTTTGACGAATAGTAG